TATTACCCTAACAATATCTTCATTGCCAAAAGTTTCACATCTCATTTGTAGTTTTGTTTCACCATTAAAACTAATGGTTTTAAAATCACCTCCTAAATAATCTTGAATATCATGTACCAATAATGTTTTTGGCATATCTTTAATTTCAGATTCTTTAGAAAAATTATCGTATTTATCGAAATATGAATATGGATCGATATTACATTCTGATTGATTCATTTTAAATCCTCTTGTTGGTTGTGTAGAAGAGAACGTATCTCTTGGTGTCGCATTCTACACAATAAAACCACTTGGTCAAATTTATTCAACTATTTGATTTTTATAGTAATTAATTATCAAAATATGTCCTTTGCTTTTCGGTTTTTTGCTGTAAGCTATACATGTCAAAACGCAAGTTTTTACAAAAATTAAAACCCCTTATTTATAGTTATATTTAAGGCTGTGATTTTTTTTATTTTTGATGGAGTGTTTGATTAAATTATGTACATATCACCAGAGGTTTTTGAGGATTTAAAAAACAATCCGAAATTAACAGCTAATAAAATTGCGATAAAACATAAAATATCTAAGAGTACTGCTATCGTTATATTGCCATTTTTAAGAATATGGATTTGCAAGATGAATTTAATGTTAAGAGATTAACTTCTCATCATAATAAAAACTTGACTCCAAATGATTTCGATATTTTTCTATTAGATATTGTTAATGACTCTGGTTTTAATAGTACGCTGGAGTTTTTTAATATTTTTAAAAAACATTTTCCATTATCAAATTATATCTCTAGGAGAACTTTTAATCGTTATTTTTTAGAGAGTAGAATTCGACAAAAACAAGAATTAAAAGAAACAAAATTAAGAATAACAACCAGTAAAAATAAACCACGTATTGGTTTTTTTACTGTTAAAAGAATAAAAGCAAAGTAAAATTGAGTTGAACGGACAATTAGAGCGTTCGTCTGTATATCTAAAAAACTCATAAATCTTTAACTCACTTTAAAAGATAATATGGACCCCCGAAGCTAATTCAACTTTGGGGGCTATATTACGGTCGTGCTAGTAATCTTGAGGTAATAAGATGGTAGTCAGTGATCGATCAGCCTCAGTGATAATCCAAATTTTATCTTGGCCAAATAAGTAGCTAGACAAGATTCTTGAGTGAGTCACAAGGGCATCCTCATTGGCCTCTCGATCTATCTTATTTAGATCACCCCAATCGCCTGTTTGATGACGGTGCAGTAGGGCTAAAAGGTCTATATTTTTCTTGGTCAGTAGTTCCAAAGCATTGGGCGTAGACATGACTTGGCCCAAAGCGAATAGACATCGCCTTGTCATAGAAAATCCTCAAATAAAAATTAATGTTAGAAAGGTGCTAGGACTGCTGTTGCGGTAGAACTAGATCTGAAGGATTTTATGGCGTTCCAATATTGCTGTCGGAACATAGATAAGGATGCCTTCATTGTCATTCAACAAAATATAGACCTCATACCAGTCCTGTTTTTTGTCGACAAATTCGACCTCACCTAATTGCAATTTTTCAGAAAGACTAAAACTTAGTCCAGTGAATGGCTCTAGTAGGTCGGTGTCATGCTCACAAACTACAAACCATCCATGTAGAGTGGCTTGATAAGGTTCAGCATATTGCTCAGCAAGAGTTTGCATGTGTAAAGCAATACTCCCTCGTATAGAGTCATTCACAACTTTAGTTAATTCAGAGTGCATCTTGATGTACTGCATTACCATCCTCCATTTCAGTCGATGTTCTAGTCTTTGGCCCACGTTTGTGTGATGGTTTTTCAGAAGCATCAACCTCTGCTGAGGTCTCATTGTTACTTAGTAGTAATTTCTCAAAAGATAAAGGCCATAGCTCATATTCAGTATTTACTTCAAGAAGTCGTGCTGTTTGTGGATGTAAGTGAATTACACCTTGGTCAACTAAGATTGCCCCCAAGAAACTCGCATTATTTGCCGACTTACCAACAAATAACCCTTTAAAACTAATCGCATGAAATGGCTTTGCACTTTGGTAAAGTGTTGCCAATAGCGATAAAATATCTTCGACCTTAATCAATTCAGCACTAAAGCCACCAGATGATTCATTTTTGCTGAGTGCAAGACCAAAACTTTGGTCATCATTACTTTGCCAAAGCTGATAGTGCAATTGCCCCTTGGCGCGGTCAGATAGTTTGTTGCAAGTAAATGTTTTAATAAGGGTATAACCGACTTTGTCATAGATACGTGGTTGCATATTGAGATTCCATAAAGTATAAAAAAACCCGATAAACCTGTTGGTCTATCGGGCATTGAAGAAGAGTGAGCTAATATTTTTTGACGAATTAACGTCCCTCTAGTATGTAAGAACTGACTAGCTTTTCTTGGCTCATGACATCTTTGACTTGAACTATCGCACGATCATGACCATCACGATAACCAATGTCGATCTCCATCATATTGGATGGGCATACATAAGATGAAGCATGTGCAACCTTATAACCACCTACCTTGGTTGGGCGTGGGTTGATCAAGTCTTCTGAGCAATCATTCAGCTCCATGGTGTTACCACCCATTTTGACAATAAATCGTGGGTCGGAGCTATTGGCCGCTAAGAGCATACCAATGCGTTTGTCTGTCGAAGAAAAGATAGTCTTGTAGCCTTCTGTTTCATAGCGTTTGAGCCATTTGGTATCTGTCACTATCTTTTTGACTGGTTGTGTTTCTGCTACTTCTTCTATAGTAGACGTATCTGATTTTGGTGAAGGCGCTGTTTGCTCTGTAGCTTGAGCTCTTACTTGTGCTACAGGTTGAACAGAAGAAGTAACAATATTGTCTGCTGTTTCAATAGGTGATTTAGATGGAGTACATGCACTTAATGCAATAGCAGTACCCAGCGTCCCTAGGCATATCAATCGTCTATACATGGTTTTTTCCTAAAAAAGATCCCGATGGTCAGTGAGAGCCATCGGGATGAAAAGTCATAAAATGGGTTAGAACATGGACTGGCAGGTCGCTATTTCTTTGGCTACAGCTTTGATGCTCTGCTGTGTTGGAGTAAAGGTAGTCACCTTCTTGTTATTAAGGTAAACGTCTATTTTCTTAGCCTTGGCAATACCATGTGTAAATTCATACCAAGCATTTGCACCATTACGCCATTTTGTGGTTCCTGGGGCTGCAACACTATTTTTGCCATCAAGTACAAAAGTCAGTGGGTATTTGGAATCGGTATTTTGGTAGCTACCTTTCTTTGTTTGTAAGCGTGCTGAATGGTCGTATTCATCTCCAGCACCTTCATTACATGACACCCAAAGCGTATTGCCTTTGCTGTCTTGGATGGAATATTCAGAGAAGCCTTGAGCATAGCCTGATTGCCAAATATTTGGTGCTGCATGAGCAAAACTAGTAAGAGCAAATAGTGGAACGAAGAGTAATTTTTTCATAATAAAATCCTAAGAGTGAACAATCACCCTAAAATTGAAGTGATACAAAAGTCATGATCTAGAATGGTGAATGGGTCTCAAATTCAAGCGCTTGGATTCTTTTTTCCAAACTCGGATGGGTACTAAAAATTTCAGACAAGTTACTACTATTGGAAATTTTGAAGGAATTAAAGCCACGTTGTTGGATTGGAATGGTTTCAGTTTCTTGTGCTAATTTTGATAGCACTCGAATCATGGGTTCTTTTCCAACCAAAAGAGAAGCAATCGCATCGGCCTTGTATTCTCGTTTTCTAGAATACATTTTTACGATCAAAGACCCTAAGAATGTCATTACAACAGCTAAGACGGCTTTCACGGCCCACAAGAAAACTTCCACAACAATAGATGTAGAATTGCTAAAAAAGTTAATCAGTCGTAAGCCCTGAAGAGGTAAGGTAAATACTAAAATGAATGATGTGATCAAACCGCTTAATAGTGCCATCCCACGCATGTCATTACTAATGATATGACCAATCTCGTGCGCCGTGACTGCTTGAATTTCAGCTATATCCATTTGCTCAAGTAGTGCTGTACTAAACGCAATCACTGAGGAGTTTGGTGTAGCACCAGACGCAAAAGCATTCATGTCTGAACTTTCATAAATTCCTACTTCAGGCATGGGGATATCTGCCTTTTGTGCTAACTCAGCCACAAGGTCATAAAGCCAGAAAGAGTCATGATGTGCATTGTTGTGACGTTCGATAGTGACAACTTGATGCGCTCTTTTAGCTAACCATCTAGAAAATGGTAAGCCAATGACAGCACCAACGAGACCAACCAAAGGAACCAGTACAATTCCAAATCCTGTCGGAATCGCACTAATCGCAAGACCAATGAGTACAATAATAGTCCAAGACAAAATACTGGTCTTTTTCACTTGGTTAAGCCCAAGTACAACATCACTGATACCGTAAGTGCTGCTAAAACTCTCAGGACTTTGCAGTTGTTGATTGATTTTCTCAGCAAGTTCACCAGCTTTCTTGTCTGCAATACCTGTAAAGTCTGCTGAATTAGTAAATTCTGCTGTGATGAATATTTGCCCATAATTGGGCTCGGACTGATTGAAGCGTAGGCTCATCTTGAGCCCATTAAGGTTAATTCCATAGGTAAACGTGCAAGTCATGACGCCATTATTAGAATCCACAGTGCGGATTTTTCCAGAGTTGGCAACAATTACTCGTTTACACACTTGGATGATATCAAGGACTTCTCCATGATAATCGACCTGATATGTTTGCATATCTATTTCCAAATGATTTTTAAATAAAGAAAGTTGGTAAGCGAAAGGTTGCTATTCAATACGTACTAAATAGCGACATCTCTGTTGATGCTTTTCTATAAAATAGTGATTGCGTCCAACGTAGATCTATGAAAATTTGAAATCCCCATAAAACATCCTATTGGTAAAAATAAGCACTTCGTTCTTGCAATCAACATGTTACACGTATTGTACCTATTTTGGGTACAAATTGCATTGTATCGATAATGGGTACATGACGACAAGTATCAATACCGCAGAAATGCAGGCTTTGACGAAATGGTTAAAGCAAGAAAGAGAAACACAACAATTGTCTATGCGAGCCTTGGCCGAACGCATGGATAAACCGCATTCGTATGTGCAAAAAGTAGAACAAGGCGAACGCCGCCTAGATGTTGTGGAATATGTTTGGTACTGTCAGTGTCTGAAGTTGGACCCTCAAGATGGACTTCGGTTGATCCAGCAAACCCTTGCAGACATAAAAAGTAGATCAATAGAGGCAAGCACTAGCTCTTAGAAAGAGCGAGGTCAATTAAACTAATTCCTATACAAGGATCAGCATCCAAGGCTAGGCAGTAGTGCAAGTATTCAGTAATTTCTAGTACATACTGGCCTTGCTCGACCTGCTCAACATAATCAACAGATTTGCCAAGACTCTCAGCGAGTTGCTGTTGGGTAAATCCTTTCTCTTGACGTTGTGCAATCAACCATTGTTGTAGTACATCCATATCTACCTCCTATAGTAATGCTAAAGCAACTGCATGTAGCTTGACTATAAGATGTTCTTCTTGATCATTGCAGATACGGATAGCATGAGCAATAGATTTGCATTGTGGATGGGGAAGCACTTCAATAACATCAGAAACAGTATCAAGTTCAGGGTAATATTTTTTCATGGTCACTCCTATGTTGTTTGGACCATAGGAATAATATGTGCGAGAAAAAACCGTTGATACTCTTATTTCGATGGATGAAAGTTAGTTTTTAATACTAAAATGATATTTTTCTAAAAATCGGTAAGATATTATATCTATTTGAATAATTTCACAATTAAAGCTAGGCTAGATTGTGTTTAATGCTAAATAGGCTTAGAGAAATGAATCAAATTGCACCGTTTAATGCACAAAGCCTTCAAGCTGCATGTAAGATTCTAGCTGATACAGAACGGGGACTTACAGGATCAGAGATTGGCTATATTCTTGCAGATTGTAAGTTAGTTGATATCGATCCGCTGATGACAAAATGGAAGCGTTTGTATAATGCTTTAATAGCAGCTCAGAATAAGTATAAGGTAGGTAATCATTTAATAATGTTTATCAATCGAGCATTAAATCCTGTTAGTTATTCAAGGGATAAAAATAGTTTTATATGGAGGAAAAACGAGCTTAATGTTGTTCTTGCCTTTTCTGGTTTTGAGATTAGAGATGATGGAAAGGTTATTATCACAACTAAGGAAACGACATTAAAAGGTGCTTTAGCAAAGGCAAATGCTCTGAAACAAGCGCTTGAAGATAGGAACGTCCATGTGGAAGTATTAAAATACTGTCAAGCAGAATTATTAGAAGACAATTACTTTCATGCAGTGCTGGAAGCAATTAAAGGAATAGCTGAGAGGATAAGACAGCTATCAGGGCTTGGTAGTGATGGTGCTGAGTTAATAAATACTGTGTTTTCAGTTAAAGCTCCTATTTTAGCTATTAATAGCTTACAGTCAGAAACAGAAGTTAGTGAGCAAAAAGGCTTCAGTAATATTTTAGTCGGACTGTTCGGTACTGCAAGAAATCCAACAGCTCATGCACCAAAAATTGTATGGAAAATGTCTGAACAAGATGCTTTAGATATTCTTTCACTTGTATCTTTTGTACATCGTAAGTTAGATAACGTGACTCGAATTTAATAGAGATATTATTTTCTAGCAAAACTCCCCACAAGCTTCACGGATTGGGCCTAGATATCCTGAGTCTAACAGGTAATTCAAGAAATAGAAAAATTCCCCCAAGCCTTCCGTTTTCCACGCGCTTTACGCCCGATGGTCAAGACCGTAGAGGATACATCTGTGTCGTAGATCGAGTGGTAAGCCAGAGTGCTCGTCGTGGTCTGTGGGGAAAGCTGAAATGAGTTGAGGAAAGTATTTGTGGTTAGAAAAGACCGCAATTGCTGATAGACCAACGGACTATCAAATAAATGGACCGCAAAATAGACCGTAAAATCCGATGGGCCAAAAATCACAGACAACAAAAAACCCCATAAATCAATGATCTACGAGGTTTAATATGGTGGGCCCACCCCGACTTGAACGGGGGACCAACGGATTATGAGTCCGCTGCTCTAACCAACTGAGCTATAGGCCCTTAATGTCTTCAAAGCTTTTGATATCAATCGCTTCGAATTGATGCAATACTAGCGAAGATTTATATAATTAGCAACATTTATTTGCAAGTAGACGCATAGTAGACCGCAGAAAATATTGTGTTATATTGCCATGTATTACGGAGTGTGTGATTTTAGCCATGTCATCATCAAGAGTAAAGCTTACAAAGACATTTATCGATCAACTAGATATGACTCAAGCTATTTATCGCGATAGTGAGTTGATTGGCTTTGCTATTCGCATTAACACCACTTGCAAGACATATATAGTTGAAAAGAAAGTTTTGGGTAAAGCCATTCGGTCTACTATAGGTCTACACGGAAATTTAACACTTGCTCAGGCGAGAGAAATCGCTCGTGAGAAACTTTCGCAAATGGCTCAGGGCATAAACCCAAATGAGCAAAAAAGAAAAGCTATAAGTGATGAGCAGGCAAAAACGGATTTGCAGCGCAGCAAGCCCACCCTGCTTCAAGCATACGATACGTATTTAGAGTTTAAGCAACTAAAGCCGCGATCAATCGAAGATTACGATAAGTCAGTGAAAGTTTACTTTAAAGAATGGAATGACCTGAAGCTTGATGCAATAACAAGAACAATGATTCAAGCAAAACATGCTGAGTTGTCGAAATCTAGTAAAGCACAAGCAAATCTTGCAATGCGCGTATTTAGAGCTATATATAATTTCTCAGTCGAGCATTACCTGGGTGATGATGACAAGCCGATTCTTGACGCTCAAAATCCAACAAAAACACTAAATGCTAAAAAGACATGGAATAAAATCCGTAGACGTAAAACATACATTAATGAAGATCAGCTGCCGGACTGGATTAAAGCAGTTCTTGAGTATGAGGATCGCGGCCAACAGCTCGAAACGAATCGAGACTTTTTATTAACTTTAATTCTAACTGGATTCCGTAGGCAAGAGTGCGAATCTATCGCATGGAAAGATGTTGATCTAAAATACGGAAGAATAACATCTGTAGACCCAAAGAATGGCGAACCACACACCCTACCAATGGGTGAATTTCTTTTAGCAACGATGAAGAAGAGGCGTAGACAAATTAGTGGGGGGTGGGTATTCCCTTCTGCCAAGTCTGCATCTGGACACATTGTGAATATCTCAAAAGTACGCCAAAAAATAAATTCCGCCTGCAGTGTTAAATTTTCTTTTCATGATCTACGCAGAACATTTGGATCCATTGCAGAAAACCTTGATTATGGTCGATATACAATTAAGAGGCTCCTCAACCATAAAGAAGACGATGACCGCGATGTTACAGCTGGGTATATTCAAGTAAGTGAAAGAAAGTTGCGCGAAGCAATGAACGAAATCGAGAAAACAGTACTTGTTGAATATAGGGATGTGCTGCTGGCCGAACTGACCTGATACCAAGTGATACGCAATAATACATAAATATCGCTCGCTCAGCGTGCACACGAATTGCATTTTAACTGCTTGATTTAATTGGCGTTAATCTTGGTGTGTTTTTAATATGCCGCATGATATACCGTTATTATTAAAAGTGACTGCTATTGTTGTTGGCGGTAGATCCATTTTAACACAGTGGTGATGATTGCAAAAATGAGCTTGTTACAATTAATTCAGGTCTAGTTTAATTGTTGATTTGACAATGCAGGCGAATGTCTGCATAATAGCTACATAGACAGGAGATCGCTCCAGTCAAATAACCACGAGGTGGACCCCATGAACAAATCAGAACTTTTCAAAGCAGCTCATAAATTAGCAAAATCAGTAATTAAATCTGGTGACAACTACCGCGTAACTTTCGGTGCAGCAATCAAAGCAATCTTATCAAGCCTTGTGTCTGAAGCAAAAACTATGGCCGATCTTCTAGTTGAGTCTGGTGCAAAAGTTTGGGAAAAAGGTGATATGAAACGCATCTACCTATCTCAAGCAGTAGTTTGCAAGGCTGGCCTTGGTATTAACTTTAATGATAAAAAACACAAACTTTTTTTTGATTTAAACACCAACCGTTTTGATGGTTCTTCTAAGTGTTTCGTTCAAGCACTAAATTCTCAAATCTAAATCAAATGCCCTCACCTGAGGGCAACCGAGGAATTGCTATGTATACTAGATTCACACAGATTACCCAAGCCATTTATGGTCGCTCTTGGCAAGCACAGTTAGCCGATTATCTAATGATAAGTAGAAAGACTGTATCATCTTGGGTTGATCGCAGGACTTTCCCGAATTGGGCTTTTGAGGAGCTTAAACCCCTTGTTGCTCGCAATGTAGAAGAAGTCAAATTCGCACAAGACGCCCTAACAATGTCGAGTGATGATTTTAACCACGAGCTGGCAATTTTGAATGGTGAAACGCACCACTATGATTGCGACAAATACAATATTGATGATGTGAAGCGGTTCATTAAAAACCAGAAGTGGACTGTGCTTCAAGAAGCAAAAACAATGCTGCGAAATGGGGGGTCTTCTACTGATATCAAGCAATGGATAAGCAACATGTTTCTATCTGAGAATGATATTGCTGACCACTTAGAGCGAAACAGTACTGCAGAAGATGATATCTGCGACATTCAAAATATGCGCGGGGACGCTTGCTCTGATGCGATCTCAGATTTTGAGATTATTTTTGATAAGCTGAATGACAACAAGTAATTCAGCAGAAGCGCCAACTTGAAATGGCTATCGAGAATCAGAAAAAGACTCTCGATAAAGTGCATGACATAATTATGTTTAGCGAAAAATAGCCCCATCACTGGGGCCACGCCCCACTCAATCTTTCTTTATCAATTCGCTCCCCATCAGCTGCTTTTGCCATTTCTCGATATTCTGCAACGCACTGCTTGAGTACATCTGATTCAATTTCGACGTACTTAACGATGGCTTGGCAGGAAGCTGTGGGCATATTCCGCTTTGCTTTGGCAAGTTGCTCTGACAAGCTGACAGCAGCATCAGCGGCACGATCAGCATCATCATTCGCAGCTTTGATTTCTTTGATAGCATTTTGTTCTGCCTTTAATAGATTATCGTTGTAGATCTTTTCTTTGGCCAACGCTTCGGCTTGAGCCTTGGCAATGGCCATTTCATAAGGCTTTACAGCTTCAATCACTGCTGCAATCTGCTTCTGATCTGCTTTATTCAGCTTGCCTTTCAGCCGGTTCGCATAGCCCAGACTAATCAGCAGACATAAAAAAAGCGCAATGATCAGAGATATGCGCTTGTTTGTGAGAATCCATGTCATGATAGAAACACCGCCTTTTCTTTAGCTCGACGATTCACAAGGCCTTGCATACGCTTACTGCCTGCATTGACCCAGACATCAAACTGGGTAGCCGCACCCTTATAATCTTTAGCATTCAGCTTGCGAACCAGAGTTGATTTTGAGAAAGCACCCGAGCCAATGTTGTAGGCCAATGACACCAGAGCATCAAATTGATTCTGAGTGAGTTCAACAGTCACGGCACTATTTACAGCGCTCTCGAATTTCTTCAAGTCGTTCTGCATATATTGTTTTGCTTGAGCTTCGGTGCAAGTGTCACCTTTTTTGACTTTCAGGCCATTGGGGTAAATTGTAGTACCAAAGCCGATAGTCCACACGCCCACGCCATCGTCATATGCTGTGAGCCGCTTTCCCTCAAAACCACAAATTAGATTGACCCCGAAATTACTTGTTTTCATCATTATCCCCCAATTTTTTATCAATTCGATCACTCACAAAATGAGTTCCCTTGTAGCCGATTGCTGATGCCAAGCCCACAGCTACGATTTCAGGCACGTTCAACCACATCATCAATGACCAAGCGCCTACAGCAAAAAGCCCACACATAAAGGCTTCTAGCCAATCCGACTTGCCTGTTTTCTTTCTAGTTCGCATGAGAGCCATTAAAAAAGCCATCACAAAAGATGCAATGGCTGTGGCGAATGGCTCTACTGTTTCTGCGACTTGCTTAACGAAGTCGTCCATATTTTTTCCTAATTTTGGGTGTAAAAAAAGCCCTGTGAAGGGCTTGGTTAATATGCTTACAATCAAATACCAAAATTCTGCTTTAAAATCTGTTGCAGTTTTAGCATCTCATCACTAGTTGCTGCACCACTATAAAAACTAAAATATTTTAAATTTCCTGAAATCTTATTTTGCGCTTCATCACCAGACATCAATTGATAGTAGTTATTTGTGAGATTTGATGCCTCACCAAGAGCAATATGTGTGTCAATCAGTAGTTTTGTTTCTACTTTTGAGCAACTAACAACAACAACAAAATAATCATTAATAGCATTGTCAAGCGGCAAGCTAACAACAGGTATTCCAATTTTTCGAAATGCAATAGTTTTTTTATCAGCACTATAAAATAAACTTTTAGCACCATCCGAAGCATTAATAGCCCCACCACGCCACAGTGACCCGCTTTGAACATCTTTGTCGATTTTCAAAACCATTGCTAGTGTAAACTCTGACTCTATTTCAAACACATTTGTTCTTAGTGAAGCACCGCCATCAAAATATAATGAGTTACCTGTAAGAATTGGAGCATATTGATTATTTATATTTGTTGATTTTCGCAGATAGCGATAATCCGTATCGTGATTGCCGTGCAGTGTTATTTTATCTACACTATCACCATTGCTGAATTCATTTAACAAATATCTAGCATCAAATAGCGCCAAAACATCTGCGTTAATCTGTGATACAACTTTACGTGCTTTGTTTGACTGAATCACACCTTGAGTTGAGATAACTAAGCCCATTTTAATACCATCCTTTTTCTGAAATGAATTGTTTAAGTTTTTGAATAACTGCCGCATTAGCTGCATCATTAAGATGACCACCAGTATCTCGACTCAAAGATAACGGTAAGCGCCCCTCCGACTGCTTCTGAATGTCATTCGAGTTCGGTATAATGCTTGTGTCAGACCAGATTTGACTACTCAGTAAATACGCATTCATGTCGAAGAATAGCGAGCTGTATTGTTTTCGATATTGCTCATTTACATCATTCACAACTTTAAGTATCGCATCGCTAGAAACAGTATTTGAAAAATGTGATACTACGATCACTCGCTTTGATAGCGCTTGCATATGTTTAAAAATACGCAAAGTCGCATCTGCGATATACTCTGCTGTGCCATGCTCGCTGCGCCCTACGTTATTTTTACCAGCGTTTAAAATCAAAAGATCGGATGTTGAATAATCTGTGTAATCAGAGATAAATTCATATTCATCAGATGCATCAATCGCAATACCACTAGCTAAGCGTGTAAATTTAAATGTTGAATCTGCTGAATAATATGCAAAGCTACCTTCAATTATTTCCCCTGAAACATGCACAGCACCATCAATCTTTGCTGTTGATTTTTCTGTTGATAAGTCGGTAATGCCATCAAAGTTTGCGACAACATTTGTTGATCCTGCAGCATTAACTTTATCGTTTTCAAAAGTTAATTTAACGGGAATCGCACCGAATTTATTCGCAATCTGCTCAACACGCTCACCGCTTTTACCACCTTTATAAATATCATTGAATTTAAAGTTGTCAGATAGCATCACTGACATTTCATTCTGCATTAGCTCAAGTGTTGATGATCCAAGTATTGCTGCTTTAAACTTAACCCCTGTTAATTTTTTTACTTTATTGTCTGAGTCAAAATAGAAATCATCATTAGATAGACCTGCCCCATTCGTTTCTAGACTCTCTTTTGTAGAGTCTGAAAACGAACCATCTGCGTTAAGCGATAAATCAAATAACACACCATTCTCATCGGTAAAATGAAGACCTGCATACTCATCAGATTTAAATTTCTGCACTTTTTGTATTGATGAAAGCGACTTAGGTGTTGGCTCCCCATCTGCATCCGCACTAATCCACGTTTCAACCCCGTTTGCGTCAGTTACAGTAAAAATGTTTTCAGTTGATGATTCGAGTTTCGGAATTTGCTGCTGCACTCGCTCTACTGCTTGATCCAATTCTGACTTGCCTGTATCACTCCATTTCACCCCATCCCACTGCCATAATTTGAAAGTCTCCATATCTTTAGCAATAACATTCGAAGTTGTCGGAATGTATTTCTTTAGCTCTGTTTCATTTGCAAAGCCACGATATCCACCGTTTTCGAGTAATTGGCGTGCGATATTTGGCTGAGTTGGATATGTTTTATTGCGACGAGTTTTGACAACATCGTGTTCGCCACCGCTAACAAATTTATCCATCGAATCTGCATCACGATCAGCATCACGCAGCTTTTCAGCAGTAATAATTTTTCCAGTCATGCTTTTCTCCAAGCATTAAAAAACCCGCTTTCGCGGGCATTTGGTTAATTTGTTTAGAAAAAGCTATGATCTTTTTCGTAATATTGATCTGTGTAATTGACGCAAGTGACAGTGTTCAACATGCGGCCATTGGGGGACATTTCGGTCATCATGAAAGCGTTGGATTTATCATCCCCAGCTTTAACGATTTGATATGTCGTATGTAGCGTCCTGTCGTCTGCTGTGACAAGCGGCATGCGTGGCGGTCTTGATAGTGCGACTTGGTATGCGTCAACTTTTGTGCATGGGATCATATCTACAGTGCCGTTCGACATCTGCAAGAAAATCTTGTACTCACCTTCGCTCATATCAACGTCTTGAGATAGATGTAGAATCAAGCCGTCAACGTATTCAACATCGCCATCTTGCGTTTTCAATCGAGTGTTATTGGCTACTAGAATCTTGTCGTACTCAGCAAGTAGATTCGACTCATCAAGCGCATCAAACTTGACTGTAGTTCGTCGATATTGAAGCTTGTTCCACTCTCTCCACGCTCTTGTCTTCGCTTGCTCATGATTGCGGATACCAGATGTTTTAATTGTCATTGGGTTGTTGGCACCATCACCTTCAAAAGCTTGCTCTTTTTTCAAGTCAAACCATATTCGGTACTTGATACGTGCATCATCAAGCGGATCAGAGTATTCAAGCTCAATGCCATCATAAGCTTTCTCAACTACAGTTGAAGTCGTCATAGTCTCAGTCTGCGGTGCTTTATTCCGATGATTAAATAACAGTACAGCGTTCTCTTGTGGCTTCTCAAGCGCAAGCCGCAACTTGCTGCCAAAGCGTCTCGATCTACAAAACGCTGTACTAGCTATCATTTCAGCTTCTTCTTGAAACGATAGATTCGTGTCATCGAACGTGTAGCAAAATTCAGCCGCTTTTTCAGAGCCAAAATAGTCTTTCACAGATTGAATTTCGGCTTTTATCTGCTCAATATCAACTTCATGCTCAGTGCGTCGACCATTCTTTTTATCGAGCGCAAGATAGATCAGCGCCTGCCCTGCATCACGAGTTGCAACAAGATCACCCGTGCCATCAATCGGCAATTTGCGAGTAACGAGAAGGTTTAGCTTTCTCTCTTTGAGTGATAGCGCCCCCTCCGTACCCACTGTTTTTGATCGAACAACAGTCACATCACCGTAATTCAAGATATCGCTTTTGGCTGAGCCGTACACATCTTTGATTTTGCATAAATCTTGAGTTTTATCGTTCTTCGTTGGTGTTGCTCGTGCAACTCGGAAGCGCATAGAGCCTTTGACTTGCAAATCAATATTTACAGTCGTGCCGAATGCCGATTTAGACTTGTTCGAGATCGTTTTTGTTGTCGTGTAAATGGGCCCAATCGGTTGGTTTGCATCATTAATACGCTGATACTCAATGAGCACTTCCATTGCGGCCTGCCATACACCGCCTTTCGAGTCTTGGTAAAAAAGGCCATTTTGAAAGAAGAAATTGAACGTCAGGCGTTCACATTCTTTCATTACAAGGTTGTGCCAACCGACCCAGACCGTATCAAGTTTGTCTAAGCGGATCGATGCAATCTGGTCTATCGTTGAGTTACGTGGCAGTGTCTCGAGCTTCGCCCAATCTTGATTTACTTGATTTGGCAACTTGAGTTTAATCACTGACTGCTCAACGCTTTCAACTTGAAACGAACCATTTAAGTTTATTGAATTGGCGTTCTTGTTGATCTTAACGCCCGCAAGTGCCGTTTCCTTTTTAGTGATAAAACTCCAGTTCGAGTTTACAGTCATTGCATCAGCTATGGCAATTGTGTACTGAAAGCCTGACTGTGTTGCTGTTTTTTCAACGCTTTGCGCTTTGTACTGCCCAGACAAATCTTTATAAGTTGTAATATAAGTTGGTGGGTCGCCTTCTTCGCTTGGCAATACTTCTGAAATCACTTCGATTAAAGCGCCAGTCAATAAAACTCCTTTAAAATCTGAAACTGATCCAGCGTCAAGAGGGCTATTTACAATGACTTTTCGCTCTGATGTAAAAATCGTGGTTCCCGACCATTGCACATCTTCAACACCGAAATCAGCACCGTAAATACCAATGCTATCGTCTTTCACAAACATTTCAGAAAAGTTAACAGCAGCACGGCTTTTTATTAAATTCGGATACTCAAAATAGATGTCACTCGATTCAATTTTTTGGTCATTCGGGCGCTCTGTTGTCTGCCCATTGATGGCTTTAGACTTCACTGCATAAGTTGGAGCTTCTTTAAATTCTTCACCAACTTGATAAATTGGTTTTCCAATAATATTTGTATGTGGGTCAAAGACTGATACTGAAGCCCCAGAAATATCATGCACATCGGTTTGATCATCACGGCAGTAGTGAATATCAAAGTAGCCACGGCTGATCACCATCACACATTCTTCGATTTCCCTGTACTCAGAATCGTAGTATGTAAAAGGCGGTGCAATTAGGTCAGGCGTTGAATGCACTGTCCCGAAGATTTCAGGGATGCGACCGTTTAGCCTTGCTTGGTTTTGACGTGAAGCAAGATCATTGTTGGCTGATTGTGCGGCTTGGACTGCAGGTTTCGGCATCGTCATGTATGTGTAAATACTTAACGCTGCTGTTAGAGCAACTACCGCGTAATACACGAACTGAATCCACTGTGGGTAGATTACAACAATGAAATCGCCTTCTAATTTCTCAAGCTTTTTTAGTGATCTGCGGTCATATGGCGTAACGTCGCAACTTTCTGCAATTTGATCATGATAGATTCGAGCATTCGCAGGAAACGCCTTAAACTCAGTTGCGAGATAGAACGTGACGCTTTTGACTTCTACATATTTGCGTTGCTCTGGACTGAGCGGATTATCAACAATACAAACTCTTTTCATCGATAAAACTCTCTATTTTTGAAGCCTAAAATCATTTCTAGCGGCACGTACTGAGCGCCCGAAGCTGCTAGATGCAAGACTTTGCAGTCGTAAAAAAGCCCGATGTGTGTCGGGCTTCTGGCTGAATTGCTGAATAAAACTAAACAGGGCGATATGGGTTCGCTGAGTTGTTCAAATGACGTGTTGCCATTCAAGTGATCTTCAAGCCGTTGCTTGAGATCTTCACCCGTAACCGCTTGCCATGCTTCAATCACAAACTCGTTGCACACGTAACCTTGCTTCGGTTCACGATCTAAAAATTGCTCAATCATAGTGTGCCCCTCAGCATCGGAAAGCGTTCAATCGAATAGGTATCACCCGTTTTGACGCTATTGAGTTCCTGCGCTATGGCTTCAAAAGTTACCTGACCGGTTGAGTTTTTAGTCATCGAAACCGCGTTTAAAGTTTCAATAATTTGCATCGGCTCAGTGAGAATGTCGTCACGATATATTCTTCGCTTAACTGAAACTGGTACTCGATCAGTGATGTTTTCATAAGCTTCAATCAGTGTGTCATCGTAGTCATTGATCGTAAGTTTTAGCTCTTGATCAAGATCACTTTTCACACCGCCGCTTTCAATCGACATATCTTGAAATTCATAGAAATGTGTGGTGCTGTCTTCATGCTGCAGTGAAATGCCGTCTTCGTCATATGTCGTATATCGAAAAGGTTTAGGCCATGACGGATGTGAAATTTCAATACAATCAACCTCACAAACGCGCCCAGATACGTTTAGATAAAATGAAAGCAAATCAGACACGTATACTCTCCAGAGCCTTGGGTAAAGCCACATTTACAAGGTGGTCAAGTGGATTTGTAATGTCGCTCAAATCAACACCATTGTTACCGGAATCAACAATAATTTGGTTCAAATCGCGGTCAATAATCGGCTTAACGAGAAACTGAGCCGATACCCCGAATACAGTGCCTTCTTTAGAATCCAAGCCGAACGAATCAGGCTCAAAATGGCAGCGGTAAGCCTTGTACTCGGGGCCATCGACAATAAGATTTGCATAGAACGGCTGGCTAGGATTCTCGCACCAGATTTCATAAAATGCGCACAAGTATTGGTAGCCGGACTCTTGCACAGTCCAATTCACTGCAACTGTTCGCCAGTTATTCCGTGACACGCGGCGCATACGTGGAGCACCACCGTCCAGTGGTTGAGAAATAACGCCTGACGGGAACCGCACTGAATAGCCGCTTTGTTTGACGCATTTAAGTAAAATATTCATGTGGTTTCCTAATTTCAGGCTTTAAAAAACCCACCGAAGTGGGTTGTATTTATTTCTCACTCCACCTGCTGTTTAATGCAGTCAGGTGCTCGTATAATGTTGGATTTTTTGATTGTTTATCCTTAATAACTTCCTCAAAAAAAGTATAATTTGTCCGCATTATGGATTTAAGGGTATTTTTAATTAAATTTTCATCTAAATCCCCGTACCTAACCCCTACAGATATAAATTCAAAATAATTTAGTTGATAAAAAATTGCATTTCGCTCTAATTGAGTACACTCCTCAATATCTTGAGGGGTAACAATATAATCTTCACCATTTTTCTTTTTAAGCCGAACATATACATCCATTGCATAATTGGAGTGATTTGCGTATGCCTCAGATAATCTAGATGACATGAGCGTTTGAATTGAGTGACTTCTTTTTGATGTTAGGTCTTGAGCTCTGCTATTGAAAAGCCAACCCAAAACTACTGCTAATGTTCCCAGTAGCCCTAAGAGCAAATTTGAGGCACCAGATGAGCCACCTACATCGTTTGCTAGGTAGAATCCTGTAAACCCATAACCTCTAAATGAAAAATTCCATAACACAGTCCAAATAAAAGCTATACCCAAAGAAAGCATTATTAGGTTTAGCTGTATATGTGTTCTCGGTTTAAGAAAAAAATTATCTCTAATTCGTGTATAAAAAAACCAATAAAGTAGCACATATGGCGTAACCACAACTAATGTTCTGAGTATAAGTATCTCATCAATATTCATATTTTTTAATACAAAAAAGCACCCAAATAGGATGCTTTATTTCAGTCAATTTGTAAACTAACTAATACCATAACCATCAGCTAGACATGAAACCAGTAATTTGTAATTCATATTCTCTCTCCAAGTAGCTTAATAGTTTAAGCCAATGCTGATATGGGGGGGTGATAAGTATTAAAATATCACACGAGCGATATTAGTCAACCTATAATTGTTCACAAAAGGAAATAATTACTGAACATATCTAACTGTATTTTAAGCACTTTTCAAATAAACACCTTAAAACATCCAGTGCTTTTTGCGGTATATGGTTATATTTTTCAATATGTTAACCCCTAGAACAGGGCTTAATTTTTTCAAAAGGTTAATAGTCTAAAACCTTTCATTTTGATACTTAAAGCTTTTAGCTAAAAATCTTAAAAGTATTTTGATTGGTTGGAAATAACCATTGGAAACCCCTTTGAGTACAAAATGTGGGTGTAAAAAAGCACCCTGAGGTGCTTTTTCTTTAACATATCGAGAGGCTTTATACGCCCTTCTTTTTGCAATTAATAAATGCTTTTGTTGAAAACTCCATGGTAATAAATAACTTATCTCTAGAAGTTTCAAATTTTGGAAGTGCGTATGCTTCAACAACTAGCTGTCTTTCTATTTTTGCGAATATTTTCAACTCACCTGTATCTGTTAATGGTTTTTGCAGTTGATCATCAATTGAAATACCATCCTGACGCCTCTCCATAACCCACTCTGCAATCTTTGGTACTGTATTACACTCCAAATCCTGCATCTCAATTGCAGCCTTCTGAGTTACCAATCTTTTTAACTCTTCTTCGGAGGGTAGTTCATACCCAGAAACCGAGCAAGATAGACTAATCACTCCCACAGCCAAAAACACCTTTCTCATTTCAACTTCTCAGCACAAGCAGGGGTAACCATGGCTTGATTGTCGTCTTTGCTTAATTTGTAACTCCCACCCAGCCCGTAAGCCAAATCCATTCTTTCGGAAGACTGGTTTTTAATAGTCCAAAAACTACCATCCTGAGTATAGATTTTGTCGCCAACCTTCTTGATTGAGACAACTTTGGCAATGCCGCTGTAGTCCTGACAAATAACACCTGCGCCATTCTGATTTATTTTGAGTGTAGCTACCGAAATGCTTTCATGCGCCCCAGTCCAAAACCCATGGTTGGACATAGGTGTTGAGGTTAGCTCAAAAAAATTAGCTGTAGTCGCACAACCACTAAGACCAAGAATAAGTGCAATAGGTAGAAGCTTCATAATTAAGTGCCAAATTTAGTTTTGGTAAATCTAGCACCTAGGGGGGAGAAAAGCTATTCAATCGACTGTGTGTTCAACTGGCTATGGACGCTTAGGTCGCGTATCAAAGTTTCTCTTGATCTGTTCTGCTTCAAATGAGTTTTGCTTATCCATTCTACCCCAAGATTGTCTCACAGCATCATTAGCAGCCTTACCAGCCTCTCTTCGCACAATATCAATCGTAATGGTACCATCTGGGCTAGTCGAGGTTTCAGCAGCTGTGCCAGCTAAAGTGTTGATGATGATCTTAGGCTCAAAATTTACACGACCCTTTTGTTGATTATTGACAGCTAGTAATTGCTTTTGCTCCATCTGCTGAGTGGGCTGATTATTTAGATATGATGTTAAATCCCTGTTTTGTTGCGGATTTAACACACGCTCACCACCATCTAGCAACCAAGTACCTTCTTTGGGGATACTATCAATACCATTGTGAGCCATACCTTGAATTGTTTGTGCTGCAATCATTCCCGCATTCGCATAACCGAAAGCTAATATAGCCGATGCTGCTGGTACCTTGCCAACAAATGGCAGGGTTATATCTGCTGTCGTTTGAATTGCTGCGAGGTGCGCAGAAACAATAGCAGATGCAAAGGCAATCGACTGTTGCATCAAAAACATAGCCTTGTATGACGATGATTGTTCTCCATTTGCATCTTTAACAGATTGGGTTAGTTGAGCCCATGTATTCTGACCATGACCTAGCAGGCTACCCCATAGTTGCAATTGGTTTTGCTGCTGCTCTCTCAGTAAGTCCTCCTCCCTCTTTTTGTAATCAAGAGAAATCGCATACTCATTATCTTTGTGTAGCTTTTTGGCATCCTCAAGACGTCTATAGTACTCCTTGATTTCCAACTCTTTCTTATCCCGCTCAATCCTCTCTAGATCATCAATGTATTGCTGATCGTTGGACTCATATGCACCGCGCTGACTATCAATTAGTTGTTGCTTTTGATAATCAATTGGGCTCATTGTGAACTGATTAATCTTGTCATGAGTTGCCATGTTGCGAGAATTGAACATCAAATCATATTGCATCTGCTTTTGAAGTCGGGTCTTTTTGAATTGCTCTAACTCATAAGCAAACTGAGCATCTAAAGATGCCTTAGCGTCCAATTTCCGTTCTTTAGACATCGCCTTGTCAGCAATAATCATCTGCTCGCGAACATTGAATGAATACTTTAGCTTCTCCTCCTCGGTCATCTTAAATTCAAGAAGACTATAAGCAAACTGCATATCTGAGAGCTTTTTCTCTTGGCTGTAACGGTCAGTGATCACAGGGATTAAATCATTAAGACCTAGCTTCTCAGCCTGAGCAATTTCACTAATGCGTTGCTTATTCCGAATAAGATCTTCAGAGCTGTACTTGTCCAAGAGTTGGGCTTTTTCTTGTTCCGACCTCTCACGCAACTTGTATTCATCGCTAACAATTGTTTCGTACTCTTTGGATTCCCCCTTAAACCCGTTAATACCAGCGGAGTAAGCATAATAATCCTTAATATACTTATTATTAACCCTACCCATGCCTGTACCGCGCTGCACATTCCCTTCGCCCGCATGATATGCACGAACAGCCTTTTCAACATTACCATTAAACATTTTTAGCAGTCGTTGAAGATATTTCGCAGCACCTTCGGCGGACTGGGCTAGATCATATGGGTCTTTAACACCATTAGCTTTTGCAGTGCCATCAAGGAACTGAAAGCCGCCTTTTGCGGTACCATACTTTGTCGTTGGTCCTGTGGCGCTAGCATCCCCTTTGGATTCAATCATGTGGATGGCGGACAACATCCCACTAGGCAGGCCGTACTTGCTTTCAAGCCCAGAAAAACCATATTTCGCAGCATTGGCCTGAACCTTTGCGTTGACTTGCATAATTTGCTGCTGTTTTTTTAGCTCAGTAGTTTGGTCTTTAGCGCTCTTGTTGGCATCTTCCTGAGCATTTTTGCGCTTTTGGTCAAGAGCCCACAACTCTTCAAGAGTATCTTTTTGCTCCTTGGTTAATGCAACATCACGAGCCAAGTTGTAGTCTTGTCTAAATTTAAGCGCAAAATCGGTATATGCAGCACCTTTTTTCTTGTCACCACCGTAAGCCTCGGTAGAAGCCTTGTAGGTTCCAAGCCAGTACTTGTCATCAAGCATTGTTGCGCTGGTCTTTTGCTTCATTAGATCGTTTAGTTTTTTCTGCGCCTCCACTTGCTTGTTTACTTCATCGGTTTGAGCTTGCTTTGCGTTCAAGACACCTTGATGTTGGCGTAAAAAATCAGACTGCAAATCATTTTGTCTTTTTAGCTCAGCATTAGCCTGATTCATTGCAACTTTAGACTGATCTGTTCTGGCGGCTAAATCCTGCACCCCTTTGATATTTTCGCTAGGAATTTTTGCAGCGCTATTGAACTTGCTCACGGCATCAGTGGCGGTTATTTGATTTAGTGAGTAGGATTTAATCACCTCATTTAGGGATTTAATTTGCCCTTCACTACCCCCATTCAGTCGTATGAATTCCACTTGCGCTTGAAGTGAATCAAGCATTTGGGTTTTCATGTCGTCAAAGCCTTGTGTTGCTGCTTTTGTGAGGTTTGTTTGAATAGTTAGTTTCTTAATTGACTCATCGGTAACCTCGACATGATCTCCAGTGGTTGCGGTCAGCAATTTTAAGGCAGTGTTGTTTTGCTCAATCTTGCTTTTAGATTCGGCAACCGCCCCTGAAAACTCAATCAGCTTGTCAATTTGCTCCTGACTAAATCGACCAGATGCAATCATCTTGTTTAGCAACTCGCCTGCATCTTTGGCACCCGTAGCAATTGATGTGATCGCCTTTTGATAATCAGCATAATCACTACCAGACAGCTTAAATAGTTCTTTTTGGATGTACGCATAACGTTGTGTTGCGCTACTCGCGTCATCAATAACATCATTCTGCTGCTCAATCTCTTTGCGAAGCCGAACACCCTCAACTAAGGCTTGTACAGAGTTTAGTGCTATGTACTTTTCCGTTAATGATTCAACTGAATCTGCTTGTGTTGCAAGCGATTCCTTTACTTCATCAGAACTGTCGCTCAATAAATAAAATGTCGCTGCTGTGGCTGCAATTGCAATACCCATTGGGCTAAATATACCCATCAGGGCAGCCTTAGCTAGAGCTAGGCGGCTTGTTGCTGTCGATTGAGCAGTTAGGGCTGCAGATAGTCTAGCTGATGAGGCTGTTTGAGCGGTTTCTGCTGCTGCTATTTCGAGCGCAACCTGAGCCTGTAGCACCCCAAGCTGAGCCATCCGCGTAGTTGTGGCTATTCGGCCTTGATCAGTAAACTGGGCTTTTAGACGCACCTTCTCAAGCTCGATCTCAGCCATGATTTGAGCATGGGTTGCCTTGATGTTTGTTAGGGTAATCTGGGTGCTACGAGCTTCCGCTGTTGCTGATGCCACCTCTGCTTGCGTTGCTGCAATATTAGCGCTCCTCTCAGCAATGCTTGCATCAGCTTTGGCAATTATGGAGTATGTCGCTCTAGTTGTGGCTGCTGCACCACCAATCATTGCTTTTGCCAGCATTCCTGCCGCTACAGCAATCCCAACATTTGCTACTATGCCTAAATTCTCAGCAAGGGCTCCAATTGATGATGATAGGAGTTTTGCTGCCCCAGACCCCTTACCAGCCTCACCAACAAATTTGGTCACTTCGTTTGATAGTTGCGTGAATGACTGAGCAATAGTGAAATCGGTTTTAGCAAATAAAGCATCTACTGAGCCCTTGGCATTTGTAAGGGCTTCAACTAACACGTCACCAGTAATCTTCCCTTCGGCTGCAACAGAGCGCAATTGCCCTACAGTAACACCCATACCCTGAGCGATTGCTTTGGCTAAGCCGGGTGCTTGTTCGAGAACGGAATTTAGCTCTTCCCCCCTGAGAACGTTCGCTGCCAGTGCTTGTGAAAATTGGACCAATGCTGCTTCTGCTGATGATGCAGAGCCGCCACTGATTGAAATAGCCTTGGCCACTGTATCGGTGAGTGTTGCGGTCTGCATCATTGTGATATTTAGGCGTTTAGCGTTATCAGAAAAACGCTGATAAATCTGAGCCACAGAGTCCCATGCTTGTGCTGTGTTTTGAGCAATTGCGAACGTGTCCACCATGGCTTTATTGAGCTGCGCTTGATTCTCGGTAACGAGCTTCAACTTGTTTTGCAAGCCCGTGTATATGTCCATTTTGCTTACAGCAGTACCAACCGTAATCACACCAGTCAAATACCCCGCCAAGCGCTGAGTCGAAGTAGCCATGGCATTTGTGGTTGATGTGGCTGCAGATTGGTTGCGACTTAAATCTTGAGTAGATCGAGAACTTCTATCTATTTGCTGCGTATTGCGCTCAAGACTTCGAGTTGAGTTGTTGACGGTAGTATTAAAGTTTTGAGTAATGTTGGTGTTTATGTGAATAATGCGACCAAGCCTATTTACCGACTCGCCAGCCTTGTCACCACCTCCAGTCAATCTTTGCAATTCTTTCGCAAATTCGCGCGCATCAATTGCAGCTTGCCGGGTGTCAATCGTAATTCGTAGACTTGATTCTTGAGCCATGACTTTTCCTTAGGCATAAAAAAGCGCCTAAGGCGCATGGGTGTTAAAAACCAACCCTGTGTTGGGTTAATTTAAGTGTTGGTTTTTATGGTTGTAGCGAGTCTAAGCAGCCATCACTTCAGTACATTTGCATAAAAATATGCCGATGCAACCAATAGCATTGAAACCACAAGACCCACTTTGTAAAGAAGGTCGCCATATGCGTTTACTTTTCCAACAACGCCCGAATCTTTTGCTGTCATTTTGCCATCTACCTTTGTTTGGTTTTTGGGGGTATAATTAATCAAGTTTTTCATTCTTATCCGTTCTATAAGGGTGAAACAAAGAAGCCCATGACTCGTAATCACGGGCTTTTTGCTTTTAAATTCATTATTCATTTTTCTGCAAATCTTTAAATTGATCTGCCTTGTATGTGGGTTATATACAATTAGCGCTTATATGCCTCGTCGAGAAACAGGCCATCAAGACTCAAAATGCAGTCAATAAATATCCTGCAACTAATCGGCAATTCATACCGACTGCAATAAGCATCGATAGCGCCCAAATCCAATGGCATTGGCACGCTCTCAACGTATCGTCTTGATCGTGAGATAATGCCGTAAGCTGTTAGAATTTTTGATGACGTATACGATGGCTCAGGCTCTTCAATAAAATCAGGTGGCTTTACACCTGTTCGCTGGAAGATTTCCTTGGTTTTCTCGTTGTCCCACTTGATGTTTTGATGCCTGTAGAGCTGGATGACTTTCCCAGCACTTCAATAGCTTCCGTATCTGCATTTCGCTGAACTTCTTGAGCTTGCTCTAAAACCCATGCAGTGATGTCGTGAGCCTCTTTTGTTCCAGTACAAAGCAGCTCAGCTGATTGGTGGTCATACTTAAATGGCTCATCACCATCTGAGATGCCTTGCCAGTCAAGGATCAAGTGTGAAATCGCCTGACCCCATGCTTTACCTGCTTTTTCAGCAACTTCATCTGTGATCTGCAGTAATCCACTCATTTCACGACTAACTTGAATACCCATTAATTCAGTGCATCGGTTGAATGCGGGCTTACTTACGCCCGCAATGAGGAATTTTGCCCCATCTTTATAGTCACACCACTTGCTTGGCGTATCAGTTTGTTTTTCTTCGCGTTCGATTTGCATATTAAGGTGCCTTCACAAATAGCGTGCGAGTAAGCGTTGGCGCTACATCTGCAACAGTGAATGAGAATTGAGTTGTGAGCAAGTCGCCTGCTGATCCGCTTGGTAGGCCCCCTGACAGTTGAACTTTTGGAATATCCAACTTGTAGATGTTGCCAATAGAGTCTTTAAGCGAGTAAGACAAACTAACAGGCGCATTGGTGAACTGCTTTTCATACAATTCAGCGGTATTCTTGGACCAAGAAATCGTTACCGAGCCTGACCCTTTCATTGTTGTTTCAAGAATAGCGCCAATGTTGCTTGTCTCTTGTTTGCCAAGACACTTCTGAACCTGCATTGTGTTGTCGATAGTTAGATCGAGCTGTGAGATACACATACCAGCCTTAACAATGCCGTCAATTAAGATGTCACCAACCGACAAGCTTGTGAATTGAATTGCATCGGGTGCTGGCGTTGATGTGCCTGTTGGTGGTGCGGTTGATGGCGTCCGACCCATCCCCATGACTGAAAATTTAGAGGTGACAATGCCTTGGTCTGGAATGGATAAAGCCCATTGATTAATATGGCAACCAGTGAATGTATGATAGTTTTCAACGTCTTCAAAACCGCGAACAAACGATACCGTTTTGCGGACCTTGCCGCCAAAAGTCAGTACATCACCCTTAAATGAATTAAATGCAACGCACTCAAGCAATTCGTCTTGAATTCCGTATGCAAATTCAGTTTCAACATCGCCCTGAATTTCAACGCCAGTGACAAATGTGCCTGCAGCAACGCGGCTATCTTTGATTGTTTGGGATTCTGTGGTTTGTGGTGCGGCGTCGATACTATTTGATGTAAAGCCAAGTGTTTGCCATTTTGCAGCAACTACACCTGGTGCGGTTTCGATACCATATTTGGTGATCTGTTTAGCGCCAGAGGACATGGTGTCTCCTTATTTTAGGCATAAAAAAACCTCCCGAAGGAGGTGTGGTTTGTGTTTGTTTCATTCGAATAAACAGGGCTGTAGCTGTCGATCAACATTAGCTATAGCTGTCTGCAGCGTGTCTCTCTGTCGTCTCCAGATAGCAAGCCCTTTTCCGCAAGCGCTCGCTATGTCTTTCTCACAATCAAGTCTTGCGCTCAGTGCTTCTCGCTGCTTAATCAGTGAAAAATAATCTGTATGTAATAATGATCGGGCTTCAAAAAATGCTTTAACGAGTGCCTTTTTAAATGCAATTACTCGTGGGCTGTTTCGTAGCAACGTCATTAAGAATGTAGCTTGCTGCTCATCAAGAACCGCAAACTCGGTAGACTTTGCAAAGCCACCATGCCCCAATGCTTCACCCTTTCGGATTTCAAATCTGATTGGGCCTAAGTCGGTAAAATCTGGGCGGTAAGTACGCACAAGTTTGATTACACTCGCATGTTGCAAACCCAAGCCGAGCGCTATTTGCAAGGTGGTTGTGTGTGGCTTTCCGTCGTCAACGTCAACAAGATTAATTGTTGGACTAAATTTCGCATTCATATAAACCTCTAGTGATTCGTGCATGTCTGAACGCAAATCAGATGACATGCATAGTTAAATTTTAGGCATTAAAAAACCCTGCATTTGCAGGGTCTCATTAAAGTAGTTGCGGTTTGTTGGGTAAGTTGATTACAAGGTTTTATAGTATTCCATCACCTTGATTTCCACTGATTTAACCGCAGAACTTGGCATGTCTTCTAGTGTATAAATATAGTTTGACTTAATTTCTCTGAGCGCTTCATAGTGAAATGAATCATCGTCAAGATTTTCAATGAGCGCATCATCATGATCCGAGAATTCAGACATGCTCCAGATGCACAACCACTCGCCATCTCGCAGGTTTAAGCTAATAAGGCGGAAGTGCGATAATTTTAAGTACTCTTGGAATTGATCTTGATTCATCTAATTCACCCTAAATTCAGCTCTGATTATTTTGCCATAGAAATCATCATTAGGGTCTTTTCTTTCTGGTTGTTTAAGAGGCCACGGATCCTGTATACGACCAGGTGCGTGCACAAGGTACACCTCCAATCCAGATACGCCAAATGATTGTAAAAACACCCTCCACTGATCACACAACTTTATCATCTCAATGGTTCCAGTGTTTTTTGGTGTAAAGCACTGAACTGATATGAAGCCGTAATCGCGCACGCAAGGGTTATTCCCGATACTGCTTACATTGCTATTTCCGTATTGAATGTACACCTTGCACCATGGTTTATTTTTTGGTGGCGAGAATGGCTTTCCGTCTTTTAGGGGTTGATTTTCAATTCTTAGGTGCTCTTTCTCAACACCAGTAAATTGACCTATACGCTTATAAATCTCAAGTTCTGCCTGATAGAGTGTCATTACCATGGTTACAATCCAAACTTATTTTTGGCGTTTAAGTGAGCTATGGCATAAACACCAAGAGGGGCTTGTTTTGAGTGTCCATTCTCCAAAGCTATTGCATACGGCAGATTGTTCTGAATATAGACAACATCGCCAATATGCGCTGTAAGTATCTTTTGCTTACCAGTCTCCATTGTCGCCATATCTTCATCACCCCTTGGCGCCTTATTTCCATTACCCTCGGTTACTGAGGCATCTGGAGCACCAATTGAAACGCGGTGATTAGAGCGAAATGCACCTTCATCCACAGGGCTTCCAACTATCACACCACGTAGTGTTTCCATGGCAACCTTTCTCAGCTGCTCATCACTCTGACGCAATACATCAAGCGCAAAATCAGTCGGTCGCTTTCCATTCCAGTGTTTTGACATATCCTACCCCGTCACTTTCCGCAACTGAACTATCCAAGTCACATCGGCCGGATCAGCGCCAATATTGACAACTTTAAACACACCCCTCGGTGTTTCCCACTCATCTTCAATCTGCGGCACTGTAGTGACCTCATTTTGCAGCACAATGGCTCTGGCATCTTCAGCTTGGTAATCCGCAGGCTTAACCATATCTTTTGAATACGAGCCAAACAGCACACCTCGACCTTCATATTTGTCAACGCGAATTAATGGATAGGTTTGCGTTTCAAAGTCGTACTCGCCGCTGTATATGGGCTTTGAGCATGTGAATTGGTGGACAGCATCAGCAAGCTTCTTATTGAAAGCCTTGCCAACTTTGGATTGGACCTTATCTCGCATGGCTACCCCCGATAAATTGGGATTGTAAATCCAGTATTGCGAACATCAGCAGCGTTAATCAGCGCTAATGCAATTTGCTCAAATTCTGAGATTTCACGAGAGCTTTCAGCGTAAGTTTCATCAACCTTAACACCGTCGGCATCAACCATTTCACGGGTAGTTTGGCGCTCCTGGCCTGCATAAATCTTCTTGGCCAATATGCCCTTGATGATCTCGCATGCAGCAAGTTTTAGGTTTTCATCAACTGGATTTGGAACGACTTTTACTTCATTCTTCATCCATGTGTTTGATAGCAAAACAAGTCGAGCTTTATCGCTATCGGGCGCAAAGTCAGCTCCGAGAATCAGCTCGGCATCTTCAATATTGATAAAGCTCATGTGTTACACCTGCGGCTCTAGTTCTAGTTTTGCGGCATCTTCAGCTTTGGCGGCCTTAGCTTCTGCGGCAGTCTGCTTTCTGGGCTTGGCTTCAGTAGATTTCAGCTCATCGATAACCGATTGAAGGTCTAGGACCTGTGCTGCAAATTGGTCCCGCTCATCAAGTGCGACTTTGAGATCGTCAATAAGATCGCTATTTTCGGCCTGTACCTTTTCACACTCGGCTTTTGCATCATCAATCACTTTCTGCAATTCAGGTGTAATACTGATTTCAACACCAACAACTAGTGGCTTGACAGGCTTCGGCAGCTCTCGAACCTCAACATCAATACCCACTTCATCGTATGCCAGTGCAATTTCTGGAAAGTCACCGTATACAATCACAGAGGATGCACCGTACTGCGGACTTTCAAAGTATTTTGGGTTTTGAAATGACCCGCTCTCATTAATGCCTGAGCTTTTCTCTGCATAAATTACTTTCATTTTGTTCTCGCAAAAGAATGGGGCTTTCGCCCCAAATTATTATTAAGCACCAGACAAGTCTAGTAGTGTACCTGCAGTCATTTTGTTGCTTGATGCATGTTTGCGCCAGTTTGCATCAGCACCTAAGAGCGCCAATGTTGGGTTTTCACCTTTCGATGTATCCCAAGAATAGCCAAGCAAATCAAGGTTAAATGTGCCTTCAGCGCGCATACCAATCGCCAAGTTTTCTTCATCATTGATATCGTAAGCTCGGAAGCCTGGTGCTTGCGACTCAGTTACAGTGAGTGCACCTGTTTGTAGGCCAAAAGCGTCACCATCACCAACGAGGTCGGTCACTAAAACCGGCTTACCCATGGTGCCTGGCAGGCCGCCATAAATAACAATCTCAGACTCACCATAAATCTGGTTTGTTAATGCCTCATCAACGATATCGAAATACGTTTCAGAGTTCATAACCCACAACGAAATACGGCCGAACTTATCACCAAACTTACGCATACCACGGGTTAACGCCTTGCGGCCATCGGTTGCAATGTTGCCTTTTGCGATCATGTCTGGATTGCTTGTAATTGCCGCTTTCAAAGCGGTCAAGCCATACTGCAGTCGACCTGATACAAGCGCATCAGCTAAGTCTTGTCCTGTGATTTCTGCAAACTCTGCAGGAGAGCGCGCACGACGCTTAAATGCTTCTTCAGTCGATGCATACGGGCCGTATTTGAACGGGACTTTCACACCTACAGATTCGCCAGAGCCTAGTTTTTTAGATGCCACTTTTGCGACAGAGTTAACATCACGATGCTCAATGCTACCACCAACACGATAAAAAGATTTTTGGTCAAAGTTACCTGCAACAATCTGATTCACATATCGAATTGCACCATTTGACGCTTGGTTGAACACATTGAGGTTGTCTTGTAGTCGCTCTAAGTAAGCGGTTTGCGCCAATTGATTATAGATAATCATGTCGCTATTTACGGTTGTAGTCATTACGACTCCTTATTTTGGAAGTTTTAAATATGAATCTTGACCATGCGCTTTGAGGTATTCAGCTTTGCTGTCTGCACTCATTTCGCTGCGCTTCAGGCCACTGTTATTTGCTGCTGTATTGCCATTAAAACCACCACCATTAGCCTGTGAGCCTTTGATGATCTGGTCTTTGTGCTGATATGAGTCGACCATGCATTCGAGCGCTTCATCAAAGTCTGCCAATTCACCTGGTCGTGATCGCGAGAAGATTGGCTGCCCAGATGCGTCATGCCCGATTCGCTTACCACCTTCGACTTTAAATCGACCACCAAACATGGCTTGAACCATATCGACTGGGGCGTTTAGCTTTTCAGAAACGTATTTAGATCGAGCAAAGCCACCGCCAATCAATTCACCATGCAATTGCGATTGCAGACCGTCACGCTCTTGAACAACTGGAGCGTATTTATCTTCAACTGCTTTAATTGCTTCAGCTCTAATCTTTTCGACTTCACCGGCTTCCACCATGTTTTTGTCGCTAAAGTTTTTAACTGTTTGCATTGCTTTGATTGCCGCTGCAGGATCTTCAATACCTTCAAAGCCCTTGAGTGCCGACTCGGCTTTCTCTTTTGCTTCTCGATGTGTGCGAGCTTCAGCGTTCAGAGAGCTAATCTTTTGCAGTGCCGAACCGGCATCAAATCCCACCTCTTTGCCATCGTCGTGAATGTAGAGCGGCAAGCCAGCATCATTGAGTTCAGCGTATTGTTTACCGTCTACAGTTACAGTTTTGATCTTCATCGGTTTCCACCATAATTAATTTGAGCATCCGCTCGTTGCGCCTCATTCATCCGAATTTTTGGCATTAAAAAAGCACCCGAAGGTGCTGTTGATTTGGTTGGTAATTCACTGATCACGCTTGTAATTTTTTTCGTATGTTTCCAGATCACCGAGAGCTAATGCAATCTCCTTGAGCGAGCGAATCATTGCCAGTTTTAAAAATTCAAAGTTATTGCGGTTATCACCTTCCACATAAACCAGTGTTGATTTCGTGATTTTTAGTGCTTTATCAAGCATTGCTTGATCTTCACTCATAACCCTAAATTCCTAAATGTTTTTTCGTCCAGTGCTTTTAGCTGCTTAAGTGTGTACTCTTTGCCAAGCGGATCTACAAAGCGGTCAATCGTGTAACCACCTTCTTTGTATAGCTTGTATTTAGTTGGCCCAAGCCAGTCAATCTGAAAGTCCTTGTCGCCTCCTGCGAAGAATTCAGCAAACGATGTATTAGCATCAACTTGACCGATCTTGCCATCACGACCATCTTTCGGAATATCTTTGACTTTTCGGCTATCAGAGACAAATGGCCTTAACCCTGCCAGCTTTCCATCAGCATCAACACCAACAATCACGGATCGACAATTAAAATGCAGTGGTGGTCTTGGGTATGCATCATCAATGCTGTAGATCGTCTGATCAAGTGAGGCGCAACGCCTGCTCGTCCTACCATCCAATACGCTGATAAACTTTACATACTCGTAGCCCAACGCTATCCAAGTATCGACATATGCTTCATTTGCAACGTGACTGCGTGTAGTTCGAACTGTTCTATCAATGCTTGCTTTCGATGCATCTAAGATGCCACCAACATACTGATAACTATCGCCAACCCTGGTTCGAGTACCACGAATACCAGCGACAATCTCCTGATTGGTTTTGCCGGTGTTGATGCCGTCCCGAATCGCATGCTCAACCTGTGCTTTAGACTTCTCAGCAACACTCGCAAACATTTCGGCAACAAGTTGACCACCTGCAAGCGGCCTGCTAGTTGCTTGCTTGATCACCTTTTTAGCATTAATCTCGGTGGCATTTCCTGCCGCAAGCTTGGTGACATATGCAGACTCACTGGCAACCAAGCCAAGCGCCCCAGCCTCAAACAGTGCAGGAAGTTCAGCAGCAACACTTGACGACCATTCACTCAAAATTGAGTTTATATTTTTAAGTTCTGGTGTTGTGTATTTACCACTCGATAGTGCGACGCGCTCAGCATCAGTGAGGCTTTCAAGTGATTCACGCAACTCGCTAACCATCGTTGATGATAGTGAGCTAAATGTTTTTATAGACTCATTAACGGCTTGTGTGCTTACTCTGTAGCTGTATGCAAGATGTTGACTGAGTGCTGTAAGTAGCAGTGATTCAATTTCATTTTGATCCATTTACACCCCACTAAACGACCTATTGCCCTGCTTTTCAATTCGATCCTCAATCTCATCCCAAGTCATCTCGGTAAACGTGCCGGTCTGCTCATACTGATACCAAACCTCCCATGGTAGATTCCCACCAATACAGGCGTCATAAAGTCGCTTAGCTCGCTCTTCACTGAATTTCGGCTTATTGAAGTCTTGGGAAATAACGTAATTGAGATCGTCAGGGCTTAAATCGTGATCTGGTAGCGCAAACTTGGCACACCAACGCAAAGCCATCTGTAATGCTTCGCTGATATTTGAGACAGCAAGCGACAAAACTGAATGCTGAACAGAGTCATCATTATCAGCCTGAGTTGCTGTTTTATTTGCCGAGCCAGACTCGATTAGACGAGCGCCCATTTCTTTCATTTGGGCCCATTTGTCGGTCATTAGTTGCTTAGCTAAGTTGTTTTCACTTGCTTGAACAATCTCAACTTTGGTCGGAAAGCCATTGCGCGCACCGATTGCCAGTTTGTCACGCTTAATGATTTCATATTGCTGATCAGTAATATCAGGCATTGATATGATTGGTTGACCAACAATAAAGCCTGATTCTTCGACATCTGCCGAGTTTTGATAGTGTGCAAGGTTTAGGTCAGCAAGCTCTAAAAGTGGGGCATTGCCAATTTCATCCGTGTTATCTACAGCACCACAAAACGTGAATGGGATGTACCCCCATGGCTTTCCGCTGTAGTCAGTTGGCGTGTAAATTTCACCAGCAACCCAAAGGCCATCTTTATCTTTTGTGAATACTTGAACCGTGTACGTGTGGGCTAAGCCAGTATCAACCAGGCGCAATACTCGGTATCGCTCAACAGTCTTTTTACCAAACCCATCCTCGGTCCGTTCAGTCGCAGACTCTTTGAATTTGACGTAGCTAAGCTTTTTCTGGTTGCCAATAACGATATGATCCCAATCATCCACAGATTCAGCTTTAAGCACATGAATCATTGGGAAGGCATTGCGGTTCTTATCTTCAGCTCTGTTTTTGCTTGCTTCAACTTGAGGGAAGTCTACATAAACACCGCAGCGGTACTGCTTCATGATCAGCCGCAACATCTGCTGTGATGTCTGGTAAATGCTTCGCCCTGATCCGTCGGCATTCCGAGTTAAGTAATCCAAGTCATCTGGGCGCTTAAACTCTGGCATCTTGTTGAACGCAGACCCAATGTGACTAATCAGGGTACGACCAGTTACACCATAAAATACAGCGCGCTGCAGGTATTCATCATAGCGATCAGGATCATCAGAGCCGAATGTCATCGGAACTGGTAGATACGTCTTCTTTTTACTCTTGATGGCCTTCTGACCCCTGCACACATCCTCAACTTTCGTCCAAGACTCTGCATTAGCCTGAAATTCATCATGCTTTGTTTCGATTTCTTTCATCGTCTTCTTCCAAAAATTGGGATGTCTAGCGAGGTGACTTGTGGGGCTTTATTCATAGCTACCGCAAAATACCTAAACCCATCTGCCGCATGTGACGACTTGTCGTGTAATGGCCTATCTTTCCAACAGCCTAATTTATCGTCCCATTCCTTGTGGTAGTTCTCTAAATGAGAAATACCTTTGGAGCATTTGGTTTCATCAAATTCGCAATACTTTAAAATTTCACGGACTTGCTCGATCCCATCCATGATTCCGATATTCGGCACCACTTCAAAGCGGACTGAGTAGATCTGACCGTCAATCTCATAGCCTTCTTTAGCAATGTCTAAGCGTGACTTAGCATCGCCAGTTAATGAACGGTTCTGAATATCGTGTGGTGCGTAGTGTTTCGAGTATTGATAGCCGCGATCTTTCAGCACTTTGAAATAGTGCCGCAGACCTTCGCCTGAGTTCTCGTAGTAGTCGATTACTTGGTACTGGGTATCTGATAGTTTTCTAACAAACCAGATCACCATTGAATCTGATACGCCTAAATCCCAAAACGTCATTACAGGTTGATGGGAGTTGTCAGGTAGATCACCAATGCGACCACTTGCGTATATTTCTAAGAATTGCTTCTTATAGTAAGCACCTTCGACAGACTGAGCAAAAGCCTCCTCCGGAATGCTTGGATACTCTCGCTTGATGTCATCACCGAGCGACTTCTCCTTTGATGCATACCATGCCTGCTGTTCTGGCGTGGTCTTTACACCATGCTTAATGTTGAGATCTTTAAAGTACTCAACCAAACGCTCTGGCAATTCATCGCCAACTGGGATCGAATACTCGGCAGCCTTCCACCAAGAAAAGAAGAAGAACTTCCATTCCAAAACATTAAGCGTTCTGCCCTGCAAACTGATCTTTTCGGCTTCTTGACAGTAATCAAAAAAGTACCCTGCTCGACCCTCTGCTGTTGACTCAAGCGTAATGCGCCCATTGAGCGGCACGGCTTCAAACGCACCAGTCACAATCTCACGAGCTTTATCGGGGAACTTGGCACAAATCTTACCGAACTCTGATACATGCAAACTATCGAGCGTGCCGCCACGGAATGAGGTTGATATTGCTACCGAACCACCTTTGACAAAAACCAACTCTTCCGTAGTCATCTTCTCGACTGGATTTGCCCGTCTCACCAGTGTTGGCAGTGCCTCATATGCATACTTAATCTTTTCTCGAAACAGCCTTTGCGCATCACTCAACTTGTGAGCAATCATTGCGCATTTCTTGGATTCAAAGATTGCAGCATCCAATTGAATGATGCATTTCTCGGTAGTAAACCCAAGTTGTCGAGCCTTTAGAATTATGTTGCGAGTATGCATGCCGTCATAGTATTCGAGCTGCTCTGCCGACATCTTGAACTTAACTTTTTTACCGTCTTTATTTGTGATGTAGTACAGATTGTTTAGCCGCCAAAAGCGATTCTTGAGTTTTACTTTTAGTTCCGCAAAAGTCATTTTTGCCATTTGCGCCCCCTTGGTTACTCATCGCTAATTTCGTCTATCAACTCCGACATAAGATCAACTTCAACATTGATTTTCTTCTGTTCAACAAACATCCCAATATGTTTACCAATCAATTCACTTGCCTTGGTAGCACCCTGCGCATCGAAGCGATAGACAGGCTTGAGATCACCGTTGGCATCCTCCATCAATACAGGGTTACCCTCTCGGTCGGTAACTTCTTCCGCTTGCATGCATCGGTCAGCAATAGTTTTAAGATTTTTAAGCACATAGTAGACATCAAGACCAAGGCTGTTCATGCGGTCTTGCTTTAGATGATCTATCCTTGCCTGCACCTCAGTCCGCTTATAAATATCATGTCCATGCTGCCCTGCCGATCTCTCGCTATACCCTGCTCTAATTGCAGCTTGCTTCACGTTCAAATCTTTTAAATATTCATTACAAAACAACTCGTGCTGATCGTTTTTAAGTTGTTCTGACCCGAGTTGATCTGTCATATTTACCTCTAATTTAAATATTTTGAATCTTGCTTATTAATCTGAATTTGCAAATTATAGTTTCCACTGTCGTCCGGATTAAAAGACCAGTGATCAATCTTGCAATCATTTTCACGTTGAAAGTTATTTAGAAACGCTAAAATATCTTCTTCGAATTTATCTTCAAGCATCTCACAAACAGTTTTAACAGCCATCACTTCACCATATTCGTTTTAATATTCCGCAAGCACTCATTGATCTGCTTAATCCGCTGTTCACATGACGATTTAAATGCATGTGATGAATTGAGATGGTTCAATCCAAGTAACTTTGCTCGATCTTGTTCTAGCTTTTCTAAGTTCTGTTGGGCTTCTATTTTGTTCATATCATTTTCCAGATTGCGGACACCAATAGAACAAGCACCACAACTGATCCAGTGATCACGGTTAGGGTTCTGCGCTGCATTCGATCAATCTCAGCACTGATTTCAGCATTGGTTTTGGCTAATCCTTCTAGCTCATCAACTCTTTCATTGTGCTCTCGCCAATAAGTAATAAATTGACTCTCACTAGGTGTTAACTCAACCACCGCTTGACTCTTAGTATGCTGCGTCGCACGTTGTCGCTTAAGTTTGCGTTGTTTTCTGTTCAAAATCCCACCCTTCAGCCAGTGCCATAGCCATCACTGATTCCACACCTATTCCCCCACATCTAGTTACCCAATCTACGCTGATTTAGTCGGCGCTTTTTCTGACTAACCTTGTTTCGCTTGCTCTTTGTTTGCTTTATTTGTGGTGTAAATAAATTTTCCAATATGCCACTAGTTCTACCAAACATATCTATAGGTGCGCTAACTACTGACGATCCAACTAGCCAAGCTAGTCCAAGTTTACTTAACCGCATTCCACTTTCTCCACACAAAATAAAACCTGCTGTACGTTTTGCGTATAGCTGCCACAGAACTTCTATGCTGTGGCCCATAGCTACTCCCTACTTCGATTGCCACTGAATAGGCACAGTACTAATCAATTTTCGGTTTCATTATTCAATTATTGCGGGGGGCATCACTCCCAGTTCGGATTGTCACTTTCCTGCTTATCCTATTCACACTCGATAAACTGCGTGGGTTGTATCGTCTTTCGTGCGATCTATACGTGTTCACCCAAATAGACATGTCTATTCAGTAAACTTTAGTGACTGGGTTTGCACATCTTCACTTTCCTTTAGTCGTAAAAAACCCCACCGAATGGCAGGGTCATAAATCAAATACAATAATCTACTAAGTCAAAATGTCAGTAGAAATGTCAAAGCTTTTTAGATACTTATCAATTGCTTGTGAATTGATTAAGTTAAATTATGTCAAGCAGGATGTCAAAACAAGTTATTCGGAATTTCCTAATAACTGGTTAATTGGGGGTGATTACACTCGATTAGCAAATTCAGCCAAATACTTGCTGTCACACTCCCACAAATACACAGTTGTTGAGTTGTTTGAATTTTGGCTACAGCACACACAACTAGATAAATACTTGCCACTAAATTCCGAACTACAAATTGTGGAGTTGAAGTACTCCAAATCTCCATCCTTACCGAGCTGGAACCATTTGCCCTTATTCTTGACTCTGGCATGATGAAGCGGCCCACCAACACAAATTAAACCATCCAAAGTATCGCTATTTACACACTTGTGAAAACCCATAGTGGTATCTCCTTACTATCCAGCCCTCAGCCTAAGTGAAAATAAATACAAACGCAAACCACTGTTTTTTATAATTATTTATTAAATATATTGCAACATTATCTACATTCGCAAGGCCTTCAAAACCCTAATCACAACCATTTCGGCAAGCACCTCGCTTTCATACTTAAACTTGTTGATCTGCCCATCTTTCATGACTACAGACACGGTCATCTTATCGCGACTCACTGACTGTATTTGTTTTGGATTAAACATATGCTCACCTTTTTTCTTTGAGCATACGAGATTTTGCGGGGAAGTTTTGGGATTTCAGATAAGCAAAAAGCCCACTGATTAAGTGAGCTTATTAAATACTGATAGTGACCTGACGACTCAAGCGCACTATACAGCAAATATGCCACATTACACCCTGCCTTTCAAGCCCCTATGATGCGACTTCTAAATTTATACTTAGTTGCAAGTCTTACCATGCCCAGCATTTTGTCCCGTGTAACTGAGTATTCAGACACCCCAAGCTTCTTTGCAATTGTGCTTTCTGACTTGAACTCAACATAAAACATGATCACAACCTTAAGCCAGCTCTTAACCTTGCTGTTTTCAATCTTCATTAAGTCGTTCAACATATCGCCTACCGCATCAGCATGCGCATCATTGATCTTACACAGCGGAGCAACACGCTCACGCCGATCTACAACAACCCCATTTGCAGTATCAATTAGATGACCCAATACACTTGACGCACCTAGAGACACAGCATAATTATCATCAAGCAACAACCACGATCCGTATTGCTCCAAGTGCCATTCAATTGGTTTTTCAGCCCAGTTAATCGCAACTGAAAAGTGTTTTCTATTCGCTACTGCATTCATTTCAATCCCCTAAACTTCCACAATTTCCACGCCATGCACACTCATCATCAAGTGCTTCTTAATCCGATATGTATCTTTAGTTCTAGTTGCAACACTCTTCACATCTTCGACAACCTGACAACCATCTTTGATATAAACAAAATCAGCAAAATATCTCAGTGCTGGCTTGCGTCTTGGCTCATTCTTAAACTTGACTGGCTCGGCAAGCACGAATGCATATTGAGTTTGTAGCTCTCTGATTTCCCCTGCATGTTCAAGAATCTGTAACTCTTGAAAGCGTCTTGCTTCTTTTCGGCTGTCGAAAGTAGTGCCGTTAAGCACTGCCTTCTTGTTGTTGAATTTAGAGCGTTTTGGCTTGATCATTCAGACTCCAATCAACTTGGCAATAGAGTCTTCAAACCACCAAGCTAAAATCAATATCGTGCCGCAAATGTAAAACACCGAATCGCTGTTCATCACAACCAACCCAACACGTTATTAGAACTTTCTGAGCCGCTTGCCCAACCGCACAAGGCGACCAGACAGAGGGCGAGGATTTGTTTAGTCATTTGCACCCCACTTCACTTCCATCGTTGCGAGTCGAGCAAGACTTTCCTTGACATGCTTTGCAATTGAGCGTCGAAACATGTTGTCTAAAACCTCATTCCCAGTTGTTTGGGTTTGGGTACCATCCTCTGAACCTTCCACCACAACACTTTCAGCGTTATTTTGCGGGGTTTGGGTGCCACCTAAAGCTTGCTCTAAAAGCTCTATTTGACGCTCAACTTGCGAGCACTCAGACCACAAATCAAATTCACTTCGCAGTGATTTGACGAGTTTTGATATGTTTGCGGCTTGGTCTTCAAGCTCCTTGATACGTGCGTCTTTGCCATCAATCTCAGCCTGTCGGGCTTGAAAAATATACTCTGACTCAATTCTTGAAACATTTAAGTTGGCACAATTTTCTTCATACCACTTATCAAAATTCTTCACTTAGCCACCTCCGCAATCGCACTAGGCAAACCACAATCTATCGTCTCGGTATGGAACTTGTACCCAAGCTGATCAATTGGACCGCGCTCAGGCAAGTCACCTTTCCGCACAAATTTCGACATCAAGCCTTCATGCGACATTACCTGACGGTCCATGTCATCAAACCACCACAAAAACATGCCGCAGCAAATCGCATGAGCTAAATGATGCTCCCCAGTTTCCTGATCTTTCTGCTCTCCATTCCACCATGCGTCAATGTGACGATTCATTGCATCGTAATAGCGCGTTTTAGCGTCGGGAACGGTCTTCCAGTTGTCTGCTGCATACTTACGTGCGCCAAACTCTAAAACGCTAACTACGGCATTTAGAGCGCCTTTCGGTAGAAGTGAGAAGCGCGGTTTTGATTGGTCGTGTTTAATTGTCATTTTGCGGCTCCATTTCTTTGATTTGCTTCTCAAGTTCTTGGCAGTGCATATGTAGCTTTGCTTGATCTGTTGCAGCTTTGAGTAGATCGGCCATCAGCCTGTCGATTTTAGCTTGCATCTGATCAGCCTTGGATTTCTGCCCCGCCTTGTAAAATCTATAAAACTCGGGTCGATTCGCCTCTAATTCATCTAGTGCCCTACCAACCCTCTTACCTTCCCCAAAAGAAAACAGTGCTTGCGCTGTATTGTTCTTTTCCTTATCTAGTATGTCTTCAAAACTCATATCGCTTCTCCATTTGGCGTAGTTCTGTAAGAGTTGTTAGCGGCCAATCTTTAAGTCGAGGTAAGTCATTCCATGCCATTTGATAAAGTCCGTTGCGGTGAGTCACTACAAAACTTGGACTGTCTGCATTGTCCCAGAGTCCATACCCCAATCTCTCCAACTCCATCACAACCTCATCAAGTGGCTGCTCTGCGTTAATCTCGATCTTCATGTTTTTCATTGGCATGCCTCGACGTCGGTGATTGCTTGCTCCAACCTGCGTGATGAGCACTTTAAATACTCCCGAAAACAAGGTTCTTGGTGTTGATACTTAATAAACTTTGCGGCTGCCTCGTTTAATCCGCCAAGCCGCTCAACCAACTCGTGACTCTCAACGATGCGTTTAAGATTTTCTAAATCGTGATGCACATAAGAAAACAACCCTAGTTGACGATATGTGAAGCTTTCCGCCGCCAATATGCCTTTAGCCTCTTCCCATCCTGCAGCTCTAACAAACTCAATCGCGTTCATAGATCACCCCACAATTTGGACTCACATCGATCATTTCTAAGATTTCTAAATCGTCTCTTCCTGAGAATTCAAACTCATCGATTGCAGTGCGGAGGTCGTCAAGGTTAATCAAACTACCAGTTGGTTTTTTACAGTCGTGCCACTGATTATTAATTAGTGTTGTCCACTTCCCAGAAATCCATTCTTCAAAATAACGAGGGGCGAAATAATGAGTTGCGGTGCTTGGTGCACCACTCAAAAGCTCTCTAGCCTTGCCAATACCACCTAATTTTGTAATTACATCATGATTTTTCATGCAGCTGCTCTCCCGAAATTACGTAGCTGTTGAACCAATACCCCGCGGTCCCTAGCGCTAATCATGTACTCGAATTCTTTAAGCATTTGAGCGCTCTTAAACTTCGCTTCTGCTTTGATAAAGACTTGTGATTTGATCAACTCCAAGCCTGTTAAATCCTCAGTTTCCCAGTTTGCAATCATTTCGGTTTGTAAGCCTTTCCAGCGAGTTTTAAGACCACCACCACGATTAACTTTAACCTCACAACCATTCATCAAATCCGCATGGCTCATCTCTGGTAGCTCAACGCTAAAAGGTATTGTGTGGACCTTACCCAACTCGGCATCATAAAAATGACTATCAATCCCAATTTCCCAATAAGTCGGGTCTTGCAGCTGCTGCATCTTCAAAGCAATGATTAGGTCTTGCTGTTGATATGTGTCGATAGTCACCCACTCAGGGCAATACTCATCTTCAGCAACGTTGTACCGCTCACGCCATTCATTGATCGCTTTATTGACCACTTCAATCTCAAACTCCATCTCAAACTCATAAGTCAGACCGAGTTTTGAGGCCATTTGACGTTGCATTTTTTGAGCAAGTGGCACATATTTTTTATTACGTTTTTTCATGACTTCGCCCCAATAAACAATTGCTTCGTCTTATCAGTCGCCCGATATTTATAAACACTGACTTTTTCCAAATAACCTGTCTTAACAAGATCAGTCATGCATGATCGAACAACCTGTATTTGAGCCTCAAAAACACGGTCAAATATATCTTTCACAGTGAATGCGGTTGTTGCGTATGCGCTGTAAATTAAGATATCTAAGCGTCTCTCGAATTGTTCTGATGCCGTTGGTTTAGTCTTCACACCCCACCTCCAAGCATTACCCGCCCTCTCAGCATCGCTCTCAACTCCGATCTACGTTCACTAATTGACTTCGCTTCGCTGCAATACTCACAACGACACTTGTGCTTGTTGTATGCATTCAGCGTCCCATGATTGAACTTATGTTCGTACTTCAAGCCCTCTAATTCTTCGCACCAATCAATGGTTTTTTGGTCTCGAATATTTCTCACGATATTTCTCCCATGCGACACAAAAATATAATTTCCATTCCACCAAATGACGGGCGATTAAAAGTTTTTAGGCTCTTTTTGATTGCTGACTCAATGCTTGTTTTACTTGCTGTCTTGAATCCAACTGAGCTTTTTAAGATGCGTTGCGCCCCATCAAAGGCCTCGACTGTTGCAGTATATTTTTGGTTGTCTACTGCTATTACTCTGACTTGTATACTCATGCCGACGCTCCTGTGGTTTCTGTCACACCCATAAATCTGCAAATATCCAATCGATCCATGACCACAACTTTCCCCTTTTTGCCATGGCGGTTTTTCCCAACAATCATCTCTGTAAGCCCAGATGGTCCGTCATTTTCTTTACTTGGTACTGGATGAACCAAGATAATCTGATCTGCATCTTGCTCAATCTGACCTGACTCTTTTAAGTTGTGAATGCGTGGCGGCTTGTCTGTGCCTTCAGACTCACGATTGAGCTGTGCAAGTACAATCACAGGACACTCAAACTCTTTTGCTAATGCCTTGAGCTTGCGACTGATTGAAGCCACTTCTTGGGTGCGGTCTCTAATGCTTGGATCACGAATGAGCCCAATGTAATCAATAACAATGCACCCTAATTTCTTATATCGACGCTTAGCTTTTCGGGCATAAGAACGAACTTCAGAAATCGTAGGTTGCTGCTTGTCTTCGATATGAATTTTCAATTTCTTATACTTGTGTGTGGTTTCAGCAAAGTTTTTGAAATCCTCACCATAAAGCTCAGCATTGTGAATATTGTTGTACGGAATCTCTCCCAGAGCGCTCACACAGCGATTTGTTAACGTATCCTTATCCATTTCAGCAGATATGAACAAAACAGCCTCATTGAAGCGGAAAGCGGTCTGTATCGTTAACATTTGAGCTAGTGTTGATTTACCTGATCCTGGTCTTCCTGCAATTACACACAGATGGCCTTTTTTAATCGTCCCAATAAGCCGATCAAGGTGGGTTAGATTAAATTGAACCCCAACAAACTCCTTTTTCTGAGCCGCATCAGCCTTAGCAACGACGAGTTCTGTCGCACTTTTAAGGGCTTCTTCAAAAGTAAAACTGGTTTTGACTTGCTCACCAGACTCATCAGCATTGCTAAACAAGCTTTCTGCATCAGTAAAAACGTCTTGAACAGTGAGATCGTTAGCAAGCGCAATGATCGACTGACCGACTTGAAGTAGCTCACGATGCTTCTTGAATCTGTTTAACTCAGCCACATACGGCTCAAGGTTGTAAAAGCTTGTTGGCGCATCGGAAAGCATACGAATTAAGTATTCAGATCCGCCAGACAACTCCAATTTCTTTTCTTGGGTAAGGCGCTGTTCAACAAGAACAATGTCGTATGGCTTGGATTCATTCGCCAAGTCGGTGATTGTTTTAAAAATAGTTTGATGGCGTTCAGAGTGAAAGCACTTTGCATCAAGATCACTGTTCACTTGCTCAAGTGAGTTTTGAACTGTCATCAGAGAAACTAAAACGCTCTGTTCAATTGCGATATTGAATAGATCAGCCATTACCAGTCCCCTTTGTCAGCAGTGAAGTTTTGAGGGGAGTAAGCTTGCTGAGCTGCTGGATTCTTCAACGTCTTAATAGCAGCTTGAATTGATTCATCATTCCAACATTCTTGATTCAACCAAGTTGCTGGATTTTTCTTAAAACGATTTTGTTGATCACAGACCTTAACGTTTGCTTGGTATGCAACGATCAAATCTTCAAGTGAAACCTTCTTGATTGCTTTCTTGAATGCAGCTTCTGCGGACTTTTTGCCATCCTTGTTTGGTACAACTTTCCAGAATTCAGAGAACATTAATTCATAATTTGGAGTCTTTGCTTTTTTCAAAACAAATGCAAAAACTGCGTTAATTATTCTGAAGTATTCTTCTGTAGTATTCTTCTGTAAACATTCCGCCATTATGACGGGATCGAATCCGCCATTTTGGCGGTATGGAGTCCGCCATTTTGGCGCTATCGAATCCGCCATTTTGGCGGTATCTGGTACATCTGCGTTTGAGCTGTATTTATTACCTACATTTGCCAACTCTGCATAGTTAATGGTGAAGTAATTTGTCTTCTTCCACTTGTTTGTATTGAGCTGTGCAACCGTGATTAATTTACGCTTTTTGAGATCAGAAATGATTCGCTCTAAGGTGCGCTTTTTAATAGTCCCTCGAACCATCTCTATGCATTGATCTAGATTATTGAAAACCCATTTCTTGCCATCATGCTCATGTTGAGACACGCCAAGCCAGAAATGCAATTGCTGCAGGAATACAGCCGTCTCCGTTCCAAGCTCAATAGCCAGAGTTGGGGAAAACATTAAGGGGTGCTCATTGATAAGTAAATTACTCACATCCACCCCCAAACTGCTCATCAAATTGCTTGAGCAGAGTCGCGAACGCCGATAAATCAACTTTGACTGATTTGACATAAGCCCTACACATTGAGCATTTATTTGAATCAACACACTCGGGGCTGTGGTACTTATTTGCCGCAACAATGTGTTGTGTTATATTTGCATTCGCATTCATTCGATTTGTCTCCTATGAATGTGTAAAAAGCCCTAGCTCTGAACAGCTGGGGCTTTTTCTTGCTTCCACGAAAAGTAAAAACCACGAATAGCATCACCTTTAGCCATACTTGGGTTTTTAATTTTCCCGTTTTTAAACTTACTAATACTTCCTTGATCGACTCCAGTTAGTCTTTCAAGTTCTTGTTGAGTGAACGTACCAAGTAGCTCATCAATCATTTGCTGAAGTTTATTCATTGAAATTAAGCCAATTGAGATTATGACTATTTTTATTCATTATTGAATTATTGTCAATCACATTTGACTAACAATTGAATTGGTATTATTCTAATTTGAATAAAATAATGGGGGATACCTAGTGTTTTTCGGAATTGCTCAAATGTCGATCCAAAAGAATTTAAAGTTTTTGCTTTCGCAGCGTCACTTAAATGCGAATTCTCTTAGCGAGGCCAGCGAAGGCATTCTTGCTCAGCCAACCACGCGTCGAATTTTGAATGGGCAAAGCGAACACATCAGGGATAACACATTAGAAAAGTATGCAAAGTTTTTTGAGGTCGAACTTAGAGACCTACGGTTCGGGGATTTAGAGAAGGGTGCAACCATCTCACCACGGATAACCACTAGCCTGCAAAGCTTTGATTTGTGGGATGATGAGACGCCACTAGATGGTGATGATGTTGAGTTACCCTACTTTAAGGAGGTGTTGTTTGCCGCTGGCTCAGGAGCTACGCATGTTATAGAGGAAATGGGCCGTAAATTGAGGTTTAGTAAGCGAACACTAAAGAATGCTGGTGTTGAGCCAGAGTTTGCTGCATGCGCTACAAATAGTGGTAAGAGCATGGAGAATACAATCTCTGACGGGGCGACGCTTGGTATTGATAAGAGTAAGCAGGTAATTAAAGACGGGAAAATTTACGCATTTGATCACGGTGGGATGCTGAGAGTTAAGAGGCTTTACAGGCTGCCTTTTGGGTCTGTGAAGTTGGTGAGTGACAATAAGGAGTATGAGGAAGAGGTATTAACAGCAGAGCAATGGGCGGCAGACGCAAGATTGTTGGGCTGGGTATTTTGGTGGTCTACGGTTGATAAGTGGTAAAACCAGTAATTCAAAAAGGTCGCTAAATGCGGCCTTTTTTATTCACTATAGAATTTTATTAATCAAATAAAACAAAAAATAGTTAAAATAATTCACATATGAATAATTATATATTGACTAATTTAATTCAATATTGAATAATCATCTCACCAAATACGAAAAAGCCCACCGTCGTCGAAACCTGTGGGCTTACTCAAAAGAGTGAGGAAATTATGAAACACATCAACTCAAATAGCAACTGCGGTACGTTCGGCGTTAAACGCCCTGCTACCACTCCGCTTTACTTTGCTGTACCAACTCCCAACCAAATCAAATTGGAAGCAGCTAAAGATCGATTGGACCGAGTTAAGACATTCGCCAGCAATGCAGCTGCAATCGTTTTACTAACAATAACTTTGGGTGGGTCTCTATTCACTCTGACTAGCTGCTCTGAAAGCGGAAATCATAGTGCTGTGGCGAAGGAGATTGTGGAATGAGAACATCTCCAAACTTAAGACTCTGCGAAATTGAAGTTGCGCGACTTAAATCAAGGGTTGCAAGAGCCATCAAACCACTTAAAAAACTCTGTGTGAATAACGGCATTGAGGTGCTTGAGCTCAACGAATCGGTTTGGGTTCACAAGATTGAAAACAATGAAATCGTGTTCAGTAAATCTATCAAGTTTAATGCTGACAATTATCAAGACTGCTTACAGATTTATGTGATGAATCAACAACTTGAAAAGATTGAAGTTATTAAGAATTACATTGAGTTAAACACTTTGCAGTGTGCAGCTTAGGAGAAATATCATGTCTATTAATATTATTCAGGCTGACCAACCCTTAACAGTCACGGCAATTATTACTTATCTTTATGCAGATCCAGGCTTGGGTAAAACTTCAATCGGGTTCACTGGTGACAAGGCTATTTCATTTGACTTTGATCGTGGGTCACATCGTACAGGTGAATTGCGTCGTGGCGCTGTAGTTCAAGTTAATCAATGGGCTGATGTTGCAAACCTTACCCAGCAGGATTTGGCACCATACAACACAATTGTTATCGACACTGTGGGCGCCATGCTCGAAAGCATCAAGACTCACCTGATGCTCAACAATACCAATAAGCAAAAAGACGGGTCTCTAAAACTTAAGGCTCAAGGCTTGGCTAATAATATATTTAAGCAGTATGTTAATAGTCTGGTTAGCTCTGGAAAAGATGTAGTTTTCATTGCTCACGCTTCCGAAGATCAGAGTGGAGACCAAGTTATTTATCGCCCTGATCTTGGTGGTAAGAACCGCAATGAGTTGTACCGCATAGCCGACATCATGGGTTACTTAACCACTGTAACTACTGGTGAAGGGAAAACTGAGCGCCTAATCAGCTTCAAGCCATGCCCTACTCATCATGCAAAAAATGCTGGCGCATTGGGCGGTGAGTCTGGTGAGGTCTGGGTCCCTGACTTAAAAACAAACCCTAGTTTTTTGGCTGACTTAATTCAACAAGCCAAGGATCATATCAACACCCTCACCCCTGCTCAGCTAGCATCAATCAAGGCCATTGAGGAGTTTAATAACTTCGCTCAAAGCTGTGAAGAAGCTATGTATGCTAGTGAAATCAATCAACTGACTGAAACGATAGGCTTGGACAAAGAACATCTTTTCTACCACAACATGCGGCAAACAGTGATTAAGCGCGCCAAAGAAATGGGCTGCACCTTCAACAAAGAGATCAATAAATATGTGGGCCCAGTGGAGTTTAATGCAATCACAGGTGCACAGCGTGATGAACTTCAGGCTTTGCTAACTGAGCGAAATATTGATGTTATGACTTTCTGCGAAGATAGTGGAATTGATAGCTTGATTGCTATTGATGGCTCGACATTTGATGCTGTTAAGGCGTCCATTGTTGGCAATCTGGAGGTGGTTCAATGAGCAATTTAACACTACCACCGCTTGTCACTGACCAGCATGTTCAGGGCCAACTAAATGACTTTTTTGCAAAGTTTCATGGCGGCGATACTTCCAAAAAAGTTCAAGTAATTAATGGCATTCCTGCAGATGCAAACCGTTACGACACTCTTGGTGGTGAGATGAAATACCACAAGTTTGATGACACTGGATTCTATTTTTGGTCATTTGGTAGCTGGGTTCGCCATGGTGAAGGTTATCCAGTTGAACGGACAACACTTATTGGTCAAGCAGAGCCTAAGCGTATGCAGACTGCAACGCCGAAAGCCAAGCCAGTTCAAACAGTGGTTCCAGCGAGCCCGATCTATACAAACGCCAGATATAAAGGGGATTAGTAGCATGAAAAAAATCATCAAGGCAAAAAACCTAGTTGCGTTCCGAATTTGGCTCAACCTCCTTGGCTACCAAGTCAAAGAAATGCAGGATGGTCGAGGCTTTAATTTTCGATCTAAAAAAGAGTATGGAATGGTCACAAAAGACCTGACTGGCAATGGTTTGGCGGTGAAGTTAGGTGCTGAATTTGAAGACCATTTGAGCAGTCCGAATTACCCTGAAATTGTTGGAGTGGCGGCGTAATGGCTAGATTAACAAAGTTAGATAAAATGACAGAATCCCAAAAAAAGGAACTAGTCAAGGATTATCGCGAAGCATCTGTTGATACCGAGTTTCCACCAGAGGTGATCTCACTTGTCTACCACCTCTCGTTGCCGTGGTTGCAAAAGAAGCGTTGTGAAGGTGGCGGTATCCCCTTCACCAAACCATCAGCAAAAACAGTTCTATATAAAAAGCAAGATGTTTTGCAGTATATGGATGACAATCGGCTTAAGCACACTGGATAAACAAAGGCCCTTAATTTTAAGGGCTTTTTTGTATATAGTAGAAATACTAAAACTCAATAATAATCAAGTCTTCTTGCATGTAGACCAAGTAGACCCATAGTAGACCGCAGGAATATCTCAGTAGATTGTATAGAGTTGCTGAATATTGCGAAAAGTAGTTAAAACAAGCATTTATGTTATTTGATAAGAATTTAATATTGTGAAATATTGCGATATATTGTTGTTTTTATAGTAGAGATTGGAATTATGAGTCCGCTGCTCTAACCAACTGAGCTATAGGCCCTGCGTAAATACTGATATATCAAGCATTTCGTGCAGGAATACTAGCGAATCTTAAAATGAAATACAAGTGTTTTAGATCTATGCTAAACGAGGATGTTGCTTTATTGGTCAATTCCAAATATCACCAGCTCATTGGTCTTTTTCTTTATTCTATAAGATTGATTAGATAGACCTTATTTACAGATTCAGTGCTAGCAGTTCAGTCTAAGCCGCGAATGATCCTAGTCAAATTATTAGACAGTGCTTCCCTCTAATTTTACGATTAATTTTTTGGATTGAGGTAGACCTTACCTATATCAACCACTGCCTCCTCATAACGACTAGGATTTTCAGGGCTATATGGAAATTCTAAATAGTTAACTTTCTTCCGTTCAAAGCCCTCCAAAAGAAAAATCACTTCTCTAGGTTTAGCATTATAAAGCGATTCAGATCTATAGTTCACTTTTTCAGCTTGTACGTAAAAATTACCATTAGCATCAGTGTAGTTTTTACCAAACTCTCTCTTTAATAGTGCTTGCAATATAGCTTTTTTTAGACACGAGCTCAT